ATTTTTAAATTCTTCGGACTTAATCCATTCGTCGAGTTTGGTTTGGATTTCGTCCTCAAACTGAAAGTGTTTTGATGCTTTGTAATTTTCGTCACAAAAACCACCGTAATAATTAGCATCTGCAAAATCGTGCAAATCACTAAAACTCGTAACGGTATCGGGGACAATTCCTTCTTTTATATCTGAAAGGATTTCTTTTTTAGCCTGATTCAAAATAGTTTCAAAGTTTTTCATTGTTTCTATATGTGTTAATTAATTTCAAAATCGTAACTTTCGGCATCCAAGCCATAATCAAAAGTCAATCCGTGAGGCTTGAATTTTTCTTGCCAATTTGCTAAATCTGGATAATCAAAACCGTTTGCGCCTTCGTCCTGGAATTGCTCCCAAAGTTCTAAAAATCCTTTGCTTTCTATTTCTTTTTCGAATTCCTCAATATTTGTAAAATCGTCGTTTAGTTTCATCTTTATATGTGTTTAGTTAGTTTAAAATTTCGACGTTGTAGCCTATATTTTTCAATTCCTGCAACAAAGGTTGATATTGTTTTTTTGTTGCTTTTTTCTGTTCGTCAATCCATTCTTGACAACAAATTGAGTGTTGCCCAATATGTGCGTAACAGTCCGGAAATTTTGTGTTTTCGTCGACGAATACGGCTGTAACTTCGTCGTATTCTTTTGTGTAAACAAACTTTACTTTTATATCTACAATTTCTGTTTTCATTTTTTGTGATTTTTTAAATTTAAAACATGAGTTTTTGTACTAATTAAAAATAATTGAAATAGTAAATACCAAAACAATAAAGGATAAACAGTACTTTACTGTTAGATTTAGTGGGTGCGATTGTCGGTTTTTCATCGTAATAAGCAATTTAAAAGGAAATAAACCCCGACAATTGCAAGGAATAGTATTTGCGGTTTCTGTTTCATTTTAATTTATTATTTAGTTTGTTGCTACAATTCTAACTTCATGTAATCCGTTAGGATATACTTGTACAGAATTATATTTGTCATATAATTTTTGTCTTTTATTGTTCGCTTTTCTGATTTCGGTTTCTGTTTCATAAGGCATTGTATAAACTACTTCTTTTTTAAAATTTCCCATAACTATAATTTTTAAATTTGGTTAAAACTCTTTGTTAAAATTGTTCCCAAGCCCCAAACGAATAAGGGTTAAAAGTCTTTAAACTTACAAGGGAGTTATAATTGGTTTATTTAAAAAAATAATGCGTTTTAAGATATTCGCTTGTTTCTGTTTCCCAAGAGAAATTTTGTAAAAAGTCTTTTTTGCTTATGCGTTTAAAACTCGCTTTGTTTGGGTAAAATTCCTTTATGGTTTCTATTCCGGTTTTATCCTGGTTTTTTAGAATTTCCAAAAGTTCTTCGCCGGATTGAAAAATGAAGTTTTTACAAGTGCTTCGATATTGAAACGAAATTAAAAACGTTCTTAAGTCTGTGTTATAATATGATGTTTTCATTTTGCTAATTATTTAAGATTTGAATATCAATACATTTTTGAAAGTCTTCGACGGGATAAACTCCCAAATTAAAAGGCTTGCCGACAAAATATTTTCTGTTTTCGTCGTCGGTTGTTTTTGGGTTTACGCTTGTGATATAGTTGTAAATTGGATTTTCGAATATTACTTTTATCGTTTTCATTTTTTCAATTGTTTAGGCGTTAAATCGATTTTAAAAGTTTCTTTGTGCCAATCACAAGCCAATAAAATAATATCTTTCATTGTGTGATAGCCTCCTTTGTCGATTGCTTTAAGTTTTAAAGCGTTGATTTGCTTAGTTGATTCTAATTGATTCATAATGCTTTTAATTTTGGGTTAATACCTTAACTTGTGGCGCAAAAATTCTCAAAATCAAATCATAATAATCTTTGTAAAATTTCAAATTGTGGCTAATTTGATTGTAATTAATTCCAAGAGTAGGAGCGAAAAAATCAGCTATTTGAATTTTGATAGTTCTAACAAAACTTTGCGCCTCCAATGCGGGACAATTGCCTTTTTTTGTTGGTTTTACTGGACAATCATCGGAATAATAAAAAGATTCTAATTCTTTAAAATAAATATTCCAATCTTCTTGTTTTAATTGATAGGCTTGTTTTTGGTCTAAAATAACTTCGGAAGGAATAACCCGATTATTATATATTTCCTCTTCTGTTTCAAACTTGTAAAAGTTTAAAATTTCGTTTGCTTTCTTTTCTACTATTTCAGTAATTAAATCACTAAATGCGATAGCCTCAAATAATGATTTGACAATTTTTACATTTTCTTCGTTATTGGCAAATTCTTTTAATTCTTGAGCGGTTAAATTATTCATAATATAAATTTTTGATTGTTGTTTTTTGATGTTGAAATTTGGCTAAAAGTCTTAAAACTAATAGCACACATTTAAAGACTTTCCACCATATAAGGCGAAACTAATTTTGTCGAAGATTTTAGATAGTGTTTTCATTTGTTTAGTTGTTAGGGATCATATTAGATATTGTTGCACCGTTTTTTAAAGTGGTAAAATCTTGTTTCATCGGTTGAATAAATTTTCGATAATCAATTTTTTTAGGTTCTGGAAATAAATTTGATAGTATTAATAAATTGTATAATTCATCAATGTTAAATGTTCCCAATGCTCCTGATCCTCCTTTTATTGCATTGCCTTTTTTATTGGTTTTACATAAACCGTATAAAAAATTACCTTCGCCTAAATCAATAACATTTGTTATTAATGCGTTATTTATATATGTTCCATAACCTACATAAATAAGTTTACAATTTGTAGCAGGATAACTTTGACCAATAGTCTCGTTATTTATAATTCTACCATTTGAAAAATCACCATAAAAAGATGTTCCTTCAAATATTCCAGATGTAACTAAAAATTTTTTCATAATAATAATATATAAGATTAATAATGTGTGATTGTTTCGTTTTGATGTAGCAAATATATGTCAGAAGAATATATCCCGCAAATATATTTGGTAATTATTTCCATTTACAAACGACTAAGTTAATAAAGTGAGTGAAACCAATACTTCACAAGGATTTAATGTTATGAATAAAATCCTACAAAATAAAATAATACCTTCAAAACTCCCAAATAAAACAAAGAAATACAAAGAGAAAAACACCAGGAACAAACAACAAAAAGCATCTAATTAAAATCATACACGAAAAGAAACAAAAACACCCAAACGAAATAAACGCATATAAGCAGTTAAAAACGATTGACAATATAAACACATCACAATTAAATAATATTCAAGGAATACCGCCAAAACTACCCAATAAGACAGAAGTAAAGCATAAGACAAAACACAAGACTATTTTATACTTCCTTAACTCTATTAATCTAGTAGAATTAAGATAAGATTAAAAGGTATGATATAGGGCTATCACAACACTAAATACGGCTAGTAATTGAAATTATATTTGTGTGCTGCTGCTGGTGATCTAATATGAAATAGTTTCCTATTGTTGATTGATAAAGTCGGAGTAAAACAGTATTATAAATTGGTTAAGCCTTGTTATCATTGGGATTGATAGCTTAAATAGTTAATCATACTAAGATTAAGTTAGTAAATTAGTTATGCAAATGTGCTATTAATCCAGAAGTAAGGCCAATTTGAAACGATTTAGGAACTGAAAACCAAAAACAGCACCCACCCCATTGATTTATTACGTTTCCTTTGCTATGATTGACCCCGTATGATGGCATATAACCCCAACCCTCCTCTTTTCTCTCTAATATTAAACCTCCCCACGAGTATCAGCGTTAGGAGATTCGTAGGCTTGAATAAGCGCTTCCTTACGGGCGAAAAGGGGTATTCCTGTGTTCTTGGATAGGCGTTTTGGTTATCGTTGCTTACAAGGCTTTGTTTGGATTACAGAAATAGTTTCCATTGAAAGTGAAATTATTTCCATTTTTGTTAGGTTATGTGAAACTAATGGCGTAAATTTGCCTTGTTGAATTATTAGAGAGATTAGTTTAGTACACCCTAAACCTCTAAATAGTAGTTATAGACACCCTAAACTAATTAAGATATGAGGCCATTAAAGTACGGTGAAGAAATGGTAAGAGTTCCTGTTAAGGTTCCTGCATCTTCTGTGGCGGAATTTAAGGTTATGGTTAGGGAGTTTTTGGATAAACGAGTTTTGGTTAAGAGTGAGGGAGTAAATGAGGGTGTAAAAGCTAAAAATGAAGGAGTAAAAATCAATCCTGAATTAATATCTGCTCCGGCCAAGCCAAAATGGATGTTGGACGCCGAGGAACGAATGAAAAGAAATAAAGTATGAAAGTAATCTATATGGCTGAAACTATTCATTTATTGGGCGACGAAAAAGCCACGGCACTCATCCCAAAAGGAACAGTAAAGAAAACAGAAGAAGGAATTCAGTATTTAGTAATAAACGAAGAGAAATTATGATGGATAGAGTTTACAAGGAAATAAGAGGTTGCGTAGTGAGATTTGACGGTTACGAAGGCATTGTTTGCGGGTATTCAGACGGGCGATATTTGGCGGCGACAGAAACCAAGCCCGAATGTTGTTTCCGGAAAATCGACAAAGGCACTACGATAGAAGACGATTTCAAAGATTCGAAATACAGATATTTTTACGTGAATGAGGCGGATGTAATTAAACAACAGAAATTATGAATAAGGTCAGAGAGTTTTGGTCGTGGTTATTGAAGGAATTGCAGGAAACGTCGGCGAATTGCCCAAAGGAAACTCGATGGTAGTAAATGGCAAAACAAGACACAAAGAAATACATTCCAGATTTACTTCCTGCGGGGACGATTGTAGAAGTAGTGAAGTACAATATTAGGACCGGAGAATTTATAGGAATGAAACTAATGAGTCACGGAGATTTCAAGAATATGGTGAAGCAGAAAGGGTTTCGGTATCAAGAGTTTCAGAAAAATTTCTCACAATACAAAGATAAAACATGAAAAACATTCACATTAACAACGACGACAATTACGCAACTCCTCCAGAATTGTATAATGAATTGAATGAGGAGTTTCACTTTGATTTTGATCCTTGTCCTTATAATGAAAAAGAGATCGTAAATAACGGATTGATCGTCGATTGGGGGATGTCTAATTACATAAATCCTCCATATTCTCAAAAATTAAAGGAATTATTTGTAAAAAAAGCAATAAACGAAGCTAAAAAAGGCAAAACCTGTGTGTTATTGATACCCGTAAGCACTTCTACAATATTATTTCACGATCATATTAAACCAAACGCAAAAGAAATAAGGTTTTTAAAAGGCAGAATAAAGTTTGGTAAGCGAGATAAGGAAGGGAATTTCTATTTGCCTCTAAATTCAAAAGGAAAAACGCAATCAGGTACAAAAGACAGTATGATCGTTATTTTTAAAAACTAATGGAATTATTCAACAGCACCGGATTTGAAGTTGACGATAGAGTTTTCGTCGTTCTTGAGGGACAAAAGTACTTTGGAACCGTAATAAAATGCGACGAAAGGCTTGACAGGATAAAGGTCGATTTTTCGTCGGATAGAGAATGTGAGGTAGCGCAGTGGTTTCACAAGAGTTTCTGGAGTAAGCAAAACTAAACGGTATGATTATAGGAATTATCATTTTAGGGATTATAGAGTTTTGGCTACATCCAAGACTTGACAGAACAAGCGAAGGAGATTGGCTTATTTGGTACGGAAACAAAAATCGAAAATATTTTAAAATTTAAAACAAATACAAATGGAAGTAGTAGGCAAAATTAAATTGATTAGAAACATTCAAGTAGTATCGGACAAGTTTCAAAAGAGAGAATTTGTAGTAGAGACAAATGACCAATATCCGCAATTATTACAACTTGAATTGCAAGGGCAAAATTGCGATATTATTGACGCGTACAAGGAAGGGCAAGAGGTTTCTTGTTCGTTAAACCTCCGAGGAAGGGCTTGGACAAATCCACAAGGTGAAGAAAAGTACTTCAATACGATAGTTTGTTGGAAAATACAACCTTCAAATGCTCCCGTATGCGGAACAGCAAATACCGCAAAAACTAAAACCAATCCTAAAGAAGTTGCAGGAAACGACGACGACGGGGATTTACCATTTTAAAATACTGTTGCCTTAGACACCGCTAGGAGAAGGTAAAGCCATTGGATTACGGTAAAATCTCGAATGGAGCGTCAATCTACTCAAAGATTGGGTGAGTACGGAAGGAATAAGCGTATGCCTAGTTCAACCTCACATTTTTTAATTTAAACAGCAGCGAAATGTCAGATTTCAAGAAAATAATAACATTCAGTGTAGTATCTGATATTTTAACGGGTAGCCGGAATGTAATACGGGCAAATAGACCTAACGCAAGTCATTCGGAGGCGATGGATGAATTATACGTGTTTTTGGCATTGTGGGTCGAAAAAAACGCCAAATCGAAAGAAGTAAAAGTAACCATAAAAACTAAAAAATAAAATGCAAAAAATCACACACGTTTTAGAAGAAAAAGGGAATGGAGTTCAAATTGTAAAAAACTTCTTCTTGTATGAGAATGAGGGGAATATTTTGCAACAGGCGCAAAGTTTCTTTACGAAGAAAGAAAAAAAAGAGGCGAAATCGCTTTATAAGTTCAATGTGGAAAACAACCCTGCAAGACATCAAGTCGAAAGAGAGGATTTAATTTCTCATTTCCTAAAAGGCACAATCCCAAATTGGAATATCAAATTTAATCTTTTGTAGGATGAAAAAGCCAAGATTCACATTTGACAGAAGCGAGGGATTTGTTCTCGGAATAGCAATCGACAGCAGGGAAGTTCAATTCGGGCTGACTATGTGGATTGTAATCTTTAAATTTAGGAGATAATGAGGAAATTCAAAAGGTTTATAACTGTAGTATCTTTTCAGATAGGGGTTAATGTTATTGGGTTGCCTATTTTTTGGAAGAATTTTTTCTACGACGATTATCAGTACGAGGCGCAAAGTAATTCTAAATACGTAAAATAGATGGGCATAACCGGATTGTCAATGAAAAGAAAGCGTCTTGCCTTAAAGTGGCAAGCTCAACACAAAAACGCAGAGTTAAGTGCAGTTCTACGATTTTACCCAGAACATCACCTATGGGATGTGCCAAAAAACGAGTGGAATTGGCTTTGCTTCCAAGAATTTTTCAGATTACAAAATGAAATCGCTAATAAATAAAAGATATGATAACAGAAGTAGTTATTTGGCAAGGAAAGGCAAAAATTATTTTGCACGCTGAAAATGAATTTGAAAAAGATTTAATTGAAAAAATCAAAGATAGTAGTATTGGATATAAAACAAATACAGAAGTTTTAACTACTTCTAATTACTATTCCCATTCTAAACATAGAATTGAAATAAGTTTAATTGAAAAAGAATAATTTATGACGGAAGAAGAAACAATGTTCAATCTAATCGAGTTTCGGTTGTTGAATCAAAGAATGGTGGAGATATTGGATGATTTGCATTTAAAAACACACCCTCTTAAAAATCAAAAACTAAATCAGCAACTCAAGGGAGTGTACGCGGTGCTTGACAAACAAACAAAACTGTACGATAATTTGTTCGAGAGACACAGCGACGACACGATGTATTATTACGACGTTATTTGCGAAAACTCGAAAACGCTAATGAGCAAAAACCTGCTCGACAAAGCCTTGATAAACACGTTTTTGTTTTGCAACAACAAGAATCCAAAGGCAATGGCCGGAATACTCAACAAAATTATAAAGGAAAAATTATGAAAATAGATTGGTGTAAAATTTTAGGACATAAATGGTCTCCTACTGAGTTTAAAGGGTATTTTGAAGACGGTAAATATGTAATTCTTAATGGAAAAAATCAATGCAAAAGATGTAATCCTAATCCCACGCAACTTACAAAAGAAGAGATAGTTAAGTTAAAAAAAGCTCTTAAAGAAATGTTTAATGATGAAGTTGTAAACTTCAGCGAAAATCACTATAAAAAATGATAGATAAAATAACCTTCTGCGAAGTAATCGAGAATCTACGCCAACAAATGTATTTGGACCGCAAACATGGAGAGAGTATTTCTGAAATGTTTGGCATACCGATAAAATGTAGCTACAACGACGGATTTCTTGTAAAATCGATAATGAAGTTATTGCAGGTTCATTTTCCTAAAACCGATGACGGCTTCTGTAGAATTGAGTTTTACGTAGATTTTTTAGAGTTTGGAAAAGGGAGTGATGAAGTCATTGAAGCCAGTGAATTGTACGATACTTTAATTAACGACCTAAAATACTAAGTTATGGCAGTATTAAGAATTAAGGAATTGCCAGTTTACGAATCTAAACCCGCACAATACCAAATAGGAATAGACACTTTCACTCGATCCGAAGCTAATATGACTAAGGATGAAATACTAGCTTGTTGCAGGTTTAATATCGATAAATACACTTGGCGAAAAAAATGTCAAGATTATCAGGATTTCAAGAAAATAATCGATTATGCAAATTTTGCGATTAAACAATTAGAGAAAGAATAATGGAAGAAGAAACTCCAAAAAAGCTACGAAAGCCCCAACACAACAATTTTTCAGGAATGAAAAAGAAGGTTAAAAAGGGTCGTCCGAAAGGTCCGAAGAAGAAATATGGTGATATGTCTCAATTCGGAAAAGTAAAGCCAGGATGTTCGGAATATCAAAAAAAGACGATGGAAAGCTTTATGAAGGTGCGCGAAGGCGAAACGAAGGAACAATGGCAAAAACGCACACGTCGTAGGAGGGTAAAGGAGATTGACGAAATAGAGGAAATGAGACAATACCATCCTTTGAGAATTTTACAACGTCAGCGTGACCGTATAGCGGTAAAAAATAAGAATAAGTACATTGTTGTTCAGCCTACGGTTAGGGAATTTGACTTCATGCGATTTTACGGCATCGTCATTAATTTTTACGCTACGAAATACGGGATTAGAAAATACGAATTTGAATTGGGGTTTTATTTCTACGATAACATTCCTTTTACCCGTGATAGATTTGAAAATGCTTGTATTTTGATGACAGGAACAAGCGTGAGTCGGGTTAGCAGGGCTGTTAACGATGGGCTAATCGAAGAAATTATCCATACGGTAAAAACTTACGGAGCCGAAGATAAATATGAGCGAACAGGGTTGTTTCGACTTACAAAAGTATTCGTTGATAGGCTAACATATATTTACCGTACCCTTGGAAAAATGAATGGAATACGATTAGCTCAACCTACGCTAACCTCTCTGAATCCTGAAATAAAAAAGTTGATTCAGGAAATGAATGAAGAGGTTATGGAAATTCAGATGGGTAATAAACCGCAGGACTTAATAAAAAAAATTAACTAAATAAAATAGAAAAGATGAAAGTATTAAAACGAAGTAATTTACCAACTAGATTACCATTATGGCAATCAGTAACATGCCTATTAGCATTAGAACATTGGAATGCTCCTGAATGGCTATATGGAGTTGCTGGATTTTTCTTTTTATTAATATGGATAGCAGGAATAGTGCTTCTTGTAAAAGAACAGGAAGTTGACTTGCTTAAAAATAATAAAAATTAACTAATAAATAAAAAACAATGAATAAAAATCATAACATAAAATTGCCAAAAGTAAGTGAAAAAGCAATGGACATTATAGAGTTAATTAAAATCAAGACCAATGAGTTAAATTATGCAATGGGACTTGCCGCTTCAAAAAATAATAGCAAATATGATGAGGAATTAAACAAGCATATTGATGCAGCAAAAGAGTGTATTTTAAACACGTCAATAAATCTAATGACTATTTATTCTCACATCGAAAATCACCGACAAAAAAACATAAATTAATAATTAAATAAAAACTATGAACACAGAAAAATTGATTTTAAAAGGAGTAGAGAAACATTTTGACGGGCAGAAAGTTTTGTTCAAAATCGATAGTTTAAAAGAGCATTTCGACGGATTGCTGATACACGAATCGGACATTGAGGAAATCGACGGTATTAGGTATGTAATTGCGGGTGACGTGAATTTCTACAATGCCATCACGAATGAAGTTCATCCAAAAGCGGAAGAAGAAATCACCAATGGAATGACATTTGAAGAAGCAGAAAAGTTAATGGATATTGGGGAATTTATTGCACTTCCTGAATGGGGTGGATTTTGGTTTAAATCTGTAAGAAGCGGCGAAATTCTTATCCTTACAAAAGAAGGAGAAATAACCAATACTCCTTTCGAAGAATTCAAAGAAAGAAATGATTGGGCTGTAGTAGATGCCACTCCGGAACAAAAAGTATTGTTAGATGAATATTGGGCCTCTCTTGAAGTTTCGGTAGATGAAACAGAGGTTATCGAACCCGAAGTAGTGGAACCTGAAATTGTAGCTCCGGAAGTAATTGTAGCCGAAACTCCTGCTGAAATTGTAGTGATTGAGGAAGTTGTAGTTCCGGCGAAAGCAAAGAAATCTAATAAACAGTAACTATGGCAAAGTTTAGAAAATTACCCGTAGAAATAGATGCTTTTATTTATGGAATTGACCACAGACCTGATTGGTTTTGTGATAAAGTAAGTGTAAATGAAATAATAACTTTTTGGCAATCAGATTGGACAGAGGACCAAGATACATATTGTTTGATAAATACTTTGGAAGGGCAAATGCGAGGTGAAAAAGGAGATTATATTATACAAGGAATTAAGGGAGAAATTTATCCCTGTAAACCTGACATTTTCGAAGCTACTTATGAAGCAGTAGAATAAAACTAAAAAACCCCGAACTTCCTAAATTAAAGGAGTCGGGGTTTTTCTTTGAAACTTACTAATCTACAAAGTCAAAACAACATCTGTATAGGGTACTATCAAGTAGTTTTGGCCGTCGATGGTCATTGAGGTAGCATTATGTTTTTTGAATACTATTACTTCTCCTTCTTTCAAGGTTATTTCTCCCTTGGAGTTTACACAACGCTCCCCCACTGAAACTACTGTCCCCGCTTGTTGAGATTCATTGCTATCCACGTACCCACTAATATCAAAGCCTCCGGATAGTTTGTTCTCAAGAGTTTTTGGAGATACGATTATATTTAGGTTTTTGGCCTGAAACTTTTGCTTATTTTTCATCGGTTTTTCTTTTGAATGGCATAACAAAATTTGTTCTTAATAGGTTATTTGAGGCGGAGGCAGCATTAGCTAAGGCGTTTTTAACTCCTTTTACGGTATCGATAATTCCGGCATCGAACATATTTACTTCTTTGTATTCTTTTACGTCGTAGCCCATTGGATATTCTCCAATAATATGGCCGTTTGCGGTATGTGGTGCTAAATCTTTTCCTGCATTTGATAAAATCTTTTTCAAAGGAGCTGAAATAGAAGTATATGTAACTCCGTCTATACTATCTCCAAAATGATTTAAACAGGAGTATAACGCAATTCCTCCTCCTGCTATAACTCCATCTTTTGCAGAACGCACACCGCAAACAGCATCATCAATACGAGCAATCTTTTCTTCGACTTCGGAAGGCGTAATTCCTCCGACTCTAATTGTAGCAATTCCTCCCGATATTTTTGCGATTCTTTCCTTCAGGTAGTTTTTTTCGTTTTCGTTATCCTGAATAATAATTTGTGCGGTTAGTTCGTTTATCACTCCTTGCTCTTTGGATTTGTCGCGATCAGGATTTAATGTGATTACGGAGTCCTTTTCTTTGATTTCGATTCTATCGCAGGTTCCTAAGAAGGTATTTTCTTTTCCCGTGTAGTCCGAACGAGAGATTCCGTCCAAAACACTACAACCCAAAATCAAAGCCAAGTCCGATAGATTTTCACGGCCTTTTTTACCGATAAATGGCGGGTTGACTACACAAATAGGAAATCCATATTGACGTACATTAGCTAATAAAACTTCGGAAACATTATCTTCCATAGTAGAGATTACCACTAATGGACGCGGAGCAACGAAAGGCACTCCTTCTACATTTTCAGGAAATGCAATATTCACGAATGGTCGAATATCCTCGAAAGTCTGAAAGTGAAAATTAGAAACAATTACCAATGGATTGTCGAACACTACACTTTGAGTTTCCGGAGAGTTTATGTAGGCTTCGTGTGCAAATCCTCGTTCAATAGGGTTGCCGTCGATAAAATCAGTAAAGGTTTCATCGGTGAAGCTACGATTATGCGATACTGTACCGTACTCCCCTGCCTTGATAAATGCCTCTGAAACTATCTTGGCAATTTCGTCGTCGCCATGAGCTGATGTTTTAGCAATATCAAACATTAATTCATTCGTAAGCGGAATGGAAAGTTTATCCAAGTATTCCGTAACTAATGCGACTGATTTTAATATTTCCTGCGAAACCTCAATGGCGTTTTTACCCTTTTCTACTGCTTTTAGGGAGTTTTGAAAAAATGCTTGAGTCAAAACACATACTAAAGTTGTGTTATCTCCAACGTTACTATGTTGTTTTCTACAAGCTTCTTTAACTAATTCGCAAGCCATATTCTCTATTGGGTCGGATAAAAACATCATTTCTAATGAATCGTAACCATCGGAAGTAATATGCGGCATCCCGTCAAAAGTTTCGAATAAATTATTTGAGCCTCGGTAGCCCATAGTAGAGCCGATAACGTCGCATACCTGATTTACTCCACTCAATAGTTTGTCTTTTGCTTCTGGACCGGTGACAACTATTCTATTTACATTTTGTTGTTGCATAATTTATTTGATTTAAGTTTCGATTACAAAAATACGAATTAATATTAAACGACAACAAATGTTTGTTACCTTTTAATTTATATCTTTGTCAAGATTAGCTATTTAAGCAAAAACACTTAACTCATAAAGTATGAAATATTTATTTTCCACTGATAATACGAACCTAATTATCACGCTTGATACGGAATCAGGAAAATATAACCCTGAAATTACGACCATAAACGACCCAAACATTACGTTGGAAAATGACAGAATATGGTTTTATGAGAATGGAAAGTACATTAGGAATTTTTCATTTGACCATGTTGGAACAATTTCAGGAGTAACCCCTACTAGTATTGCAGATGCTTTTGCTAAGCTAAATGTGGTTATAGATGGGTTATATCTATTAGTTTCTCCGAATTTCAAAGGTAGTATCGTGCCTACCGATACGCCTACAGGAACAGAAGATGCGGTTTGGATAGCTACACAAGCGGGAACATATACTAATTTCGGAGGTAAAGTTGTAAGTGCAAATAGCCGTGCGGAAATATCAAGAGTTGGCGGGGTATTTAGTATTTCACAAACTACTTTAGTAGTTCCAAACACAAAAATACCTACTTGGACAGCTACTTCTTTTGCGTCAGGAGACCAAGTAAACCATTTAGGTAAAGACTGGGTTTCAAACGCTGCTATTGTTGCGGGCGATGTTCCGGGTACAAGTAGTAAGTGGGTGGAGCGATTGACAGCTTATTCTTCAAAAACAACGTTTAATGATACGGACAATGCAAATCCTTCAACAATGAAAAGCGCGGCCTATCATATTGGAGATAAAAATTTAATAAATAAAGGATTTTCAGGGTATGGAGTTTTAAATGATGCCGATTTAAATGTGTTGCATAATGCAATTATCTTTTGTCGTTTTTACTGGAATACAAAAGAGGTTTTAACAGCTGGATGGACGTTGGAGCTTCTTTATGTTAGAAAGTCCGACGGTCTTGTGCAGTTAAGACTTTTTGATGCTGCAAGGGTAAATCAAAGAAGTTTTTCTTTGACTTTTACAAGCACTGTAGGTAAGCAGTATTTAAGTGTTACAGACTCAGGTTATGTAGAAGGGCAGTTTGTAGAGTTTTACATCGATTGGGATAAAGTACCTACAAACTTTTCAACTTTTTCAGTCCCAGTTTATGTGAATTATAATAGTTTGGTTGACTTCAAGGGTTTCAACTATCTTTTTGACAACAGGTATAATACTAAGTTTGACGAACGTATTGCTGCAAAAAATATCGTAAACACTACGGCTCTTTCCGTTTCTGAAAAAAATGCGATTATGGTTGGTCGTGGGTTTATGCCAGGATTAGGCGTTATAGATGCCGACTTTGCAAGAATAAACAACGCTTTTTATCATTTAAGTTTAGTTCTTCCCGATGCCTATGTCGTGAATGTTTCTGCTGGAGAGTATATAGCATTATATTATATGGATAAAACTACAGGAATAATCCAATTTAGACACATAAATGCAGCAGGGACGACTTTGAAATTCTTTGCCGTAACTTCGGCAATTAAGACAGGTAGGCAGTCTATATCCAATTATGATAATGGGTGGGTAAACATAGATATTGAGTGGGATTTAATACCAGCTGGGACTTATTATTTTGGAAATTCTAATAGTAATGTACTTAAATTTAGATACGTATTTGAAAGTTTTCAATCAAACGTATTTAATAAAAAATTTGACGATAGGTTAATAAATGTATCTCAGGATTGGTCTGGAAAAAAATTCTGTTCTTTTGGCGACAGCATCACAGGAATTGGCAACACGAATGATATCACATCTTGGCAAATGTTGGTAAAAAGTAAATTAGGTTTTGGCACTCATTACGGCCGTGGAATTGGCGGGACTTCATTCAAATATCACACAGGCACATTTTGGGCGAATGCCGATGGTTCTTATGCTGCTGATGGGGGGGTTGCTCAACCAGTGGGTACAACATCACATATTAACGCATTATGCACTTGGGATAGAATTAGCACACAAATTCCAACAGATAGCGATTTGGTTTTTTTAATGGGTGGAACAAATGACTGGAACGGTAGTAATCCCATTGGAGATACTGTTTATTTACCATCCGATACAACTGACACTCTTTGGAACACTTACAAAGGTGCAGGTGATTTCAATGTTCTTTCATTCAAAGGAGGATTAGCAGCTGCAATTGTAAAAATTCAAACACGTGTACCGAATGCTGTTTTGGTTATCGGAACTCTTTTGAGTGGAGCAGGAGTAACTGCTGGGGTTAATATGATAGCCGAACGAGTTAATGGGATTGGTCTCAAGCCGTCAGATTATCGAAAAGCTACAATTGAAGTTGCTAATGAATTTGGAATTCCGGTTGTTGACGTGTTTTCAACCACTGGAATTAATCAATTCAATCGAGCTACATATATAGCTGATGAATTTCACCCATATAGTCTTGGAGGATTGAATAAAGGAAATAAAGCACTTTCAAGAGCCGTGTGTGGTGGATTAAGCACAATTAAACCGAATTTTTAATAAACTTCCTATGTCTCAAATAAACCCAATTATTATCCGTCATCATTAAACAATCTATGAAAACATACCTAATCTACATCCTCACTGCAACCTGCATCTTCTTCGCACCAATAACCGGCTTAATGATTGGTTAGATATAGTGGAGTTCTGACTAAAATAACCGACAACAAACGTTTGTAATTGTATAATTGTTACATTTGTAGAATAAAAATTAAAGATGACTAAAATATCTAAAAAAGCTGCATATCCTATAAAAAAGCCTGTAAAGAGAGATTACTTTATAGGTACGGATAGTGAGAATTTTAATAAGACAGTTAACTTTGATTTTGAGGATGCGACGGCGGTTATTAATGAGCTGAACGGACAGTCGGTTATAGGTTATCAATTTAAGACAGCTACGGATGTTCTTGTGGGGGTTTTAGAGGAGGCAGAGTTTTATTCGCTCGGCAACGAAACGACGATTTCTGACATTACGAAATTGTACGTGAACAAATTCACCAAAAACTCCCTGAACTTATCGAATTTATACAACTACCTACTTGTAAATATTGCTGATTTCTTGTTTAAATTACAAGGAACAGACCCGAATGTTTATGTTTACTTCAACCTTGCAAGTATAGAAAATCATTCAAGCCACTACGTATTCAACGTTACGCTTTACAAGGGTAATGCAGTTTTGCCGGAATTAATCAATTTTGGGGAGTATTTCTTCAACTTTGAGTTGAAATCAATTGGAGCCGGAAGCGGTTCAGACCCCTTAAAACTTGATAAGGCAGGGTATGCCGGAAACGCCGAAAATTTGGATGATAGAATTGTAGCATTAGAAAACGCTACACTTCCTGATGCAGTTTTAAAATTTGGGGAAGTTGTTGTTGATGGAAATACTGCTACTATTGCGGCTAACGGTTTTCAGTGGAGGTTAAGCCAAATAGAACACCTAGTTACTCCTTCATATTCAACTCCAATAAATAACGCTACATCGGGGTTTTATAGAAGCGATTTAGTTGTAGGTGATACTACAGGTAATTTCAGTTTAATCGAAGGTGATGAAGATGAAATTACAGCTCCAGAACCACTTGTTCCTGATGGCTTTATAAAACTTGCTTTGATTCCTATTTTTGGAAGTACGGTAGGTGCTCCATTATTGCTGCCAAACTACGACGATAAATTCCTAAAAAGATATAAAACTACCTATAAAACATCACAGCCTATTTTTTATATTTCTCCTTCTGAAGATGACTATAATGTGATATTTACGGGTTCTGGAAATTCTTTAATAAGAATTGAATTAAACGGAACTCTAGGGAAATACATTAAGAACGGGGCTATTTATCCTTTTAAAAATAGAGGCTTAGGAACAGTTACAGTAAATGCAATCGCAGGAGTTACGGTAAATGCTCCTAATGGACTTATTTTAAATTCTAATCAGCAATGTTATCTTATTAAAGATGATTACAATGAATGGACTTTTATTAATCCCATTTCAAATATTTTGGAAGGCTTTATTCCTTTAACAGGAACTACAGTAGGTAATCCTGTTAGTGGTGCAATAGAAACAAATTCAGAAATATTTTTAAAAACAACCGCAGGTCAGTTTTCAGATGATGGTGGCGAATTAATTATAAAACATCCTTATGGGGTCAGTTTACGAAATGTAGATGACACTACAATTATTGGAATTTCGGGTGAAAATATATCGATAAAAGGTGAGTCTATAAACTCAAGAGGAATAATAAGCTCTTATGATTACTCTCCAAATATCACAGACCTAGACTACCCACAAAAGATATATGTAGATAAAAAACAAGAAGCTTTGGTTTCAGGGGATAATATTAAAACCAAAGGAGGAATTTCTTTATTGGGGTCTGGTGACATTCCTGAATCTGATTCTTTGACTACAACAACGTCAATTACTTCATCTACACTTACTAATTATGGACATGCTCAAAACGGCAAAATAATAAAAATAGATAACGGCGCCAACGTAATAAACTACACTGTAAATGGATTGACCGCTTCTTTCGTGAAAGGAGGAACAGGTGCGATAACTTTTGTTCAGGGAGCAGGAAGAACGCTCACGGGAGCAAACGGAACATTAGTTTTTAATGGTGCTATTAATAGTTCGGCAAGTATCGTGAGTAACGGAACGGTAGATGTTCTTTACATAAATAATTTATAATGAATACGCATCAATGGTATCTTATGGGGTTAGTCACTAAAAAGTCTTTTGTTTCTACTTGGGACACAACCAAAACGGCAAGCGGATCAAGCGCATCTACACAAGTTAAATTGCCTCTTCAAAATATTGAAGGCGTGTACAATTTTACGGTAAATTGGGGAGACGGAAACTCTAATGTGATAACAGTATGGAATCAGGCAGAAACTACACACACTTATTCAAGTTCAGGAATTTACACCATTACCATTAACGGTATATGCAAAGGGTTTAGATTTGTAGGAACAGGAGATAGGTTAAAGATTTTGTCTGTTCAAAGTTGGGGAGGATTGAATTTAGGAAATAGTGGCAGTTATTTTACAGGGTGTACAAATCTAAATTTAATATCAGTTTCAGATGTTTTAGACTTAACGGGAACGCTGTCGCTAATCGCTATATTTGACAGTTGCTCATCACTTATAGCGGTAAATAAAATGAATGAATGGAATACTTCTGCTGTAACTAATATGTCTTATATGTTTAATCTTGCTACAAGTTTTAATCAAAATATAGGAAGTTGGAATACGGCAAATGTTACTAATATGGAGGCGATGTTTAGAGCCGCAAGCGTGTTTAATCAAAACATTGGTAGTTGGAACGTTTCAAAAGTAACTACAATGGCGGCTATGTTTCAGTTTCAAGGTTCTTTTAATCAAAACATTGGTAGTTGGAACGTTTCAAAAGTAACCGATTTTACATCTTTTATGCCATCTAAAACAACTGCTAATTTTTCCACAGCTAATTTAGATGCTATTTATAATGGGTGGAGTTCACGGCCTGTTTTATCAGGAAAAACAATCACCTTTGGAAGCGCAAAATACACAAGCGCATCAAGTACTGGGAGAGCAATTTTAACAGGCGCGCCAAATAACTGGACAATAACGGATGGAGGTATTTAAACGATGAACCTACTAAACGATATACTCAAAGAAAATAACATCTACTCTCAAAAGCGGGTTTATTCTTTAATAGTATTGCTATTCACATTACTGTTAGGGGCTTTTATTGTGGTTTCCGACAAGATATTAGATAAAGTAGTTAATCCTTACGCTATACAAGTTTTTGACTCTTTATTGTTGTTTTTGGGAGTTTTGATTTCAGCGGCTGTAGTAGATAAAAAATTAACGAATAAAGTAGAATTGTAATGGGAGATTTCTTTTCACAAAATTGGGGAACGTTATTAGGAGGCGGAACTGTAACCGGATTTTTAGGCTGGCTTTTCTATGGACGAAAAAACAACGATATAGACTATCTGACTAAACAACAGGCTGTTTTCGACAAGCTACAAGAGGAGATAATGAAAGATAGGGATTACTATAAACAAGAATATCTACAAGCAAGAAAAGAGCATAAAGAGGAGGTTTTATACTTTAGAAATAAGATAGACGAAGTAACTGCACGTGCCGATACCTTACAAGGGCAGTTTAATAATATGTCTGTATCATACACAAAAGAAGTTGAAGTATCGCAGAATTGGGAAAAATTATACCGTGAACTATCCGGAAAATATGATGATTTATCTAAAAAATATGATGCTGTACTAAGTAAATTGAAAATTGTAGAAAAAAACCAAAAATAAGATGAAACTAAACGATAAATACAAAACGCTATTTAATTCCTATCACGTGAACACTCCTTTGCGTATTGCTCATTTTATGGCGCAAATCGAACACGAAAGCGGCGGGTTTAAATACTTGCGTGAGTTGGGAAGTAATAAATATTTGGATAAATACGACACGGGCAAGTTGGCGGAGAGATTAGGAAACACGCCTGAAGACGACGACGATGGACAAAAATACTGTGGACGCGGGTTTATTCAAGTTACGGGACTCGCCAATTACACGGTATTGTCCAAGGACACGAGAATTGATTTTTTAAATAATCCCGAACTATTGGAGGAAGAAGCAAACGCAATGATAAGCGCATTGTGGTATTGGGGTAAACACAAGTTAAATAATTTGGCAGATTTGGATAATATTGAAACCATCACTAAAAAAATCAATGGAGGTTTCAATGGTTTGGCAGATAGAAAAAGGCTGTTAATTAAATGGAAACAAATACTTAAAATCTAATCAAATGACAATTAACACCGAAATACTAAAATCATTATTATACGACTATTGGAAAGGTATCGTGATATTCACTATGGCGATACTGCTTTTCAAGTCCTGCGAGGGAAGCAAGGAATTGCAACTCGCAAATGGAAAGCTAAAATTAGAAGTCAAAGACCTTATAATCACCGCCGACAAGTACGTAGCCAAGAACAATGCCTTGAGCGATAAAATCACATTGCTCGAAACTCAAAAGCAAAAGATAAAAACAGAAATCGTTTACATTCAAAATAAGACTAAATCCGACGTTAAAAAAGTCCCTGCATTATCTACTAAGCAAATAGCGAATTACTACCAAGAACGATACAAATTACCCGTTACGATTACACAATATGGAGTTTCGCTTCCTGACAGCATATCCAAAAAGAACATTGTGGAATTAATCCAAAAAGACGGTTGTTTCCAGGAAATAAAACTCGTTAGAACCGAACTTCAAATCGAGGAGCAAAAAGGTTTTCTGAAAGATACGATTATAGGGAACATCACAAAAGCAAACATCGACCTGCATAAAGCGGTTTTTACGCAGGACAAAATCATCGATAATGCTGAAAAGTCCCTACGCAAAGAGAAAAATAAAAAAACATTTTGGCAGGTTACTTCGGGAGCAATACTCGTAGGAGCCGGTTATCTTTTAATTACGCAGTAAGCTCTAATTACAAATCAAATTAAATCAAATATGTCAAATTCACGAAAAGGTTCACAATGGAATTGTTATGATAATGAAATTAAGAAAATACTAGAGGAAAACGAAGGAATTGAAGCAATAGATGTAGTAAATAAAATTGGAATACAATTAGAGCGTATTGAAAGAGGTCAGTTTTCAAGATATGTAAGAAGGAATTCAAGCAGATTGTTAGACAGAAACGATGGAATTTATGATGCTTGCGAGGATATAAATGTAGATTTTACTTCAGCCAAAAACCTTTGGATTAAAACCAAAAATAAAGATGGTAGTGGCGTAAGTGGATTCATAGTAAATCCTAACTATGTGGCTCCGGTTGAAGAAGATAAAATTGTAAAAGAAATTGACTTTCTCAATATATTTAAGGACAAGATTCAGGCAATTTCCTTAAAGCCTATTGATAATTTTAAGCCTACAGCCTTATTTGACAGATTAGTGATTACTGATATTCATATTGGAATGGATGTAAATAAAGATGGTTATTCCCTATACGATGGTGAATGGAATGAAGATATTTTGTTTAAAAGACTTGGGGAGTTAGTAAATCATACCATTAATAATAAAAAGTCAAATACGCTAATCATACAGGACCTTGGAGACTACCTTGATGGGTTTGACGGGTTTACCACTAGAGGCGGACACAAACTTCCACAGAACATGGACAATCAAGGGATGTTTGATATTGGATTAAAATTTAAGATAGCATTGATAGATAACCTAATACCTTATTTTGACAAAATACAGTTTGTAAATATTTGCAATGATAATCACGCAGGAAGTTTTGGATATGTGGTGAATAGTGCATTTAAAGCCTATATAGAGCTAAAATACCCAAATAACATAGAAGTAATCAACCAAAGAAAATTCATTGACCATTACATCGTTAAAAACCGTTGTTTCATATTAACTCATGGAAAAGATGACAAGAGTTTAAAATTTGGGTTTAAGCCTATTTTAGATTCGCCACAAATTGAAAAAATAAAGAATTACATTGATGAATACAAATTATATCAATACCAAGTAGAATTTAGCAAAGGAGATTCACATCAATTAATGTTTGATTTTACGAGTAGTACGGCGTTTGAATATCAAAATTTCGGAGCGTTCAGCCCTCCGTCAGATTGGGTTAAAACAAACTTTAAAAATACATTGAGTTGTTTTACTCATTTCAATTATTTTGAAAATCAAAAAGGAATAAATAATTACATTTTTAGTAAAATGTAAAACGACAACAAATGTTTGTAGTTACAGCATAAAAAAAATTATAATGGAAAACTTCACACTTTATTACACGTTTAATGGAAAAAATCTAAAGTCAACTGTGATGGCTACGGATAGATTACACGCTATGAACTTGATAAGAAATAAAATTGAGTTTTTGCCGGAACCCAAGAAAAAAGACAGTTTTGATATTTTAGATTATTTCGATAAAAACATTTTTAAAGACAAATGAGATGGCAAAAGCTATAATTGAATTTGACTTAAGCGACGAAAAAGATTTGCGGGATTACAACTTATTCAATAACGCAGAAGGAATGTTTGACGCTTTATTAAATATTTCCTGTAACCTAAAAAAAGAAATGGTTTGGAAGATTGAAGATAAAGATTATACAGACGGCGTAATCTTGGATTTGGTTTTTGAGAGAATCGCCGAAATACTGGAAAAAAACAACGTAATAATAGAAAAACTAAACTAAAAAGTAATGACAAAAATAAGCAATCAGGATGTTTACATTGTAGACACGGATGTTTCAGATTTAGACTCCATCATTGGAACTGACGGAAACACGACGGCGAAGACTACCAAGAATTTCTTGCTTGGAAAATTAAGGGCATATTTCAAAAGTGGGCTTTCGCCTCTGACCGGAGGAACATTACGGTTTACTGAAATAAGTTATACAGGAGGGCTTTATTCTACCGTAGAGGGATTGGTAAATGCTCTTGATCCGTTTTTCGTTATTGACCAATACCACGTAGTAGTCGTTAGTTTAAACGGGGCAAAATACATATTAAAACTACAAGATGTAGAAGTAGGATTAGATAAAACTCCGGTAATTGCAGGGGATTTTATTAGTTTACCTACGTCGGCTGGGGCTACCGGAGAAGCTGGTCCGCAAGGTACTCAAGGAATTCAAGGAGTTCAGGGTCCTGCCGGAACAAACGGTACGAATGGAATAAATGGAATTGACGCTACAATAGTGGCTAAAACTACTTCTAGTGTTGAAGCTTCTGGAACGCCAACAGTATTACCTTCTGATTTTAATCACGTTTCATTTACAAATGGAGTTACTTATTTACCTGCTACATCAGAAATAGGTAAAGAGATAGTTGTTTTTACGTATAGTGACTCAATAGTAGTTCGTGCTAATTCAGCAAATACCGCTTTTATGACTATTGCATCTGTAAGTACATTTGTGAGCAGCATTACTATACCTATTAATTATTCTTATAGATTTATTTATCTTGGGAGTGGATATTGGAAAGCCGAACTTATAGATGGATATATAAGGAACTTACAAAAAGATGCAAGTGTAAGTTTTACAGTATCAGACTTAGACAATAACTACGTGATTCAATTGAAAAACACAACTGATATTACCGTGACTATTCCAGATACGTTAGCGACTGCAAAATTTTGTTGTGGATTCATTCGTAAAGGAGTGGGAGAAGTTTCATTCGTTGGAAGCGGAACGATGGTTTTGAACAATCCTATCGGATATAGAATAAATGCTCAATATGACCCTGTTTCTATCGAAAGAGACAATGCTGCTCAAATATGCACACTTCTAGGAAACACTAAAGTATAAGCTATGCATCCATTCAAGAAAATGATTTTTATGTTGAGGCGAGACACTTTAACACCACCGCCCGAAACTGAACTAACAATTACGGCATCATCTCCTATTTTAGAGGGATCTCTAGCAGGAACAGGAACGTTAGATTTTCTACACGGAGAGCCGTTTGAGGTACTTGATTTGAGTTTTGTGGTTACTGCCGCCGTAGACTTTGATTCATTAGAGTTTTCAGAGCCAATAAGCGTTCCTATGGTAGACTCAACACATTTAATCCGAACAGGTTATGTTACGCTAGATGCAAGCGGAAGCGCTTCTTCAGGGTACGCATATATGCCTTCGAGTCCGGTAGATTCAATATGCACAGCAACCATAACTGGAAGAAGTAGTGCTGTTGCCGTACCTACTATAAATTCAGTAAATTTTTAAATAAATAGATTATGAACACGAAAAGAATAAGGCTATTATCCGTAGAAACTCCAGTAGCTTCAGAAAGTATAGATACAAAATGGATTTCGATGGTTTATGCCGTAGGCAATGTAAAAGACCTTCCTATTAATGGAATTAGGGTAAAACGAACAATTAGTAATATTGTGTTAATTCCTGATTTTTATAGAATATATATCTCGAATGATAATACTACGCAGGAGTGGATGGATATTTCTATAAGAAGTAAAGTACGAATTGAATATTTTATAGACTAATGCAAAGCACCGATAAATTTATTGTAACTCCAAAGGGCGGAAATCATTTCGTAAACGAACGAAAAGTTGGCGGGCAAATGATGGTAGTAAATACTTCCATAGAAAATGCCAAGGACGTAAATCGTGAAGGGATTATAGTTTCACTGCCATTGGAGTATTCTGGAAATATAAAGGTCGGAGATGAAGTTGTTTTGCATCACAATATATTCCGTGATTATTTCGATATGAAAATGGTTACTCGGAAATCTACCTACCACATCAAAGACAATTTATTTTTGGTTCCAGATGGGCTAATTTACCTAATCAAAAAAGAAAACGGATATGTAGCAGTAGATGACTATTGTTTCATTGAGCCGATATTCGAGATAGATAGATGGATAGGAAAGCAGGAAAAAGAGCATATTGGAACGGTAAAATACGGAAATAATCTACTTGAAGAAATCGGAATACACGAAGGAGATACAATTGCTTTTGAAAAAGATGGAGAATATGAATTCATAATCGACGATTTGAGATTGTATCGAATGAGAGCAGAAATGATTTTGGCGCTTATACCTGCTTATTAGTGTGATTTTTAAACGACAACAAATGTTTGTAAACATATAAAATTTACCTTTGTTTTATGATTGGATTAAGTGACGATTTAGATTTAGCGATAAAAAATGCGATTGACGTATTGAACGCTCCAATTGACATTACGGATGTTGATTCGGAGAAACTTGCTAATTTAATGAAATCTATTACAGATGGGTTTATTTACACTAAGGAATTAATAGTTTCTTGGGAAAACTCCCAAAACGCACCAAGTCATTCCAAGTTAAAAGGACATATAGAGAAACTTGTTGTAGCGGGAGAAAATTCTATTGAAATACTACGTAAAGCATTAAGAAAATCTATTGAAATATCAGAAGTAGATGCTGAAAAATATGGAGTCTCAATTAAAGCAAAGCCAATTATTTTTAAAGCAATTAACGATATTAATGCAGGTATTTTAGAATTAAAACTCCAAATAGAGGCTGACAAGTTTGACCTTAAGGCAAGGGAATTTCGTCGTGGTTATCCTGAAAAGTTTGCCAACCAAGAATTCTATCCCTTAAAAAACTACCACAAGGAATGGTATGATGAAGCAAGCGATAGTATTTTACTTTGTCCAAACGGCACAAAGGGAGAAATGATTACGCTTGACGGATTGAATATTACCCTTCCTAAAAAACCAAAACAGACCGACATTCTTTTTCACAGAAAACAAAAAGACGAACAGTTTTGGAAAAGAGTAGAGACACCAAAGGGACTTACCCCTGACAATGAAGAAGTCTATGCTTCATTCATATTAGAGGAATTTAAACGTAGACGCGAGGGATTATGGTTTATGAATAATGGAGAGGCAGTGTATCTTACTCCTGCTCATTATATGGCGCTACAATGGATTAAAATGCTTGATACCGGAAGTTATATGGATTTCCGTTACGCGCAAAGAGATATGTTTTATTTCACCAAGGCTTGTTTTTTAGATAGGCGTTGTTTAGGAGAATTATTCGTTAAATCAAGACGTACTGGGTTTACCTATCAAATTATTTGCGAACATATTAATGACGGAACGTGTACTAGTAATGCTAAGTTGGGGATTGTTTCTAAGACAGGAGATGATGCCGAGGAAGCGTTCTTGAAATTATCCTATGGTATTCAAAATTTACCATTCTTTTTTATTCCTGTTGTGAAAGGTAAAATAGATAGTAAAACTCAATTAGAATTTGGGAAGCCTTCAGACCAAAGCAAGCTTGCCAAACAGAAAAAAGACAATAGTACCGATGATTATCTAAATACTATACTTGACTGGAAAACAACTACTGAAGGTGCTTATGACGGACAAAGAATGTACCGATTATTGGTAGATGAAGCAAGTAAACCTTTAAAGCCATTTAATCTAATTACCTATTTAGGACGTGTTTCTCCTACTATGAATAACGGCGGTAGAATCGTTGGAAAAATGCTAATCGGATCCACGGTTAATCCAAAATCGAAAGGTGGAGAGGAATTCGAAAAAGTTTATTTAGGGTCATTAGTAAAGAAAAGAAATATTCATACTCAAATGACACCTACAGGATTATACGCTTATTTCCTTCCTGCACATAGAAATATGGAGGAGTTTACAGATAAGTTTGGAGTATGTCATACCGTAGTTGAAGAAGGTAAATTCTTTTACAATGTGCAAGGAATAAAGAAAACAAGTGGCTCTATTCATTACTTGGAAGCGGTTAGAAAATCTAAAAAAGCACAATCAGACATTCTTTATAATGAAGAACTTAGGGCAAACCCTATGACAATTGATGAAGCGTTCCGTGATGAGCTTATATCCTCATTACTTAATCCAGACCGTATTAATGAGCAATTAACACATAACAACGATGTGGAAATTGAGAAAACATTAACAAGAGGGAATTTTTCTTGGAAAGACGGCATAGAGCACACAGAAGTAATATGGACACCAATGGAAAGAGGACGTATTCTAACCGGATGGCTTCCTCCAAAAGAAATGCAGAATAAGTGGGAAATGCGTAGGAATCTATTTGGAGGATTTAGTAAGCATCCTTTAAATGAGGAATTAGGCGCTTTTGGATGTGATAACTATGACCAAGATTCTGTTCAAGGAAGTTTTCTTGAAGAAACAGAAAACGGATCAGAATATAAAGGAGGTTCAAGAGGTGCGTTTCACGGATTAACAGGGTTTAATTTAGACAATGTGCCAAACAACTATTTCTTTTTGGAATATATCACACGCCCACAAACGTCAGAGATATTCTATAATGATGTTTTAATGGCTTGTGTATTTTACGGAATGCCAATTCTTATAGAAAATAACAAGATGGGATTACTACAACACTTCTATAACAAAGGTTATAGAGGGTATAGTATAAGTAGGGTTGACAAAACTATGAATATGCTTTCGCAAACCGAGAAAAAATATGGAGGTATGCCAAGTTCCGGAGATGATGTAATTACAAAGCATTGGACGGCAATAGAAGGATATATTGATAAATATGTTGGGATTTATTCCAAAGGAGATAATCAAACTGCCATACGAGAAGAAGGAGAACCAGGAAGCATGCCTTTTAATAGAACGCTTAAAGATTGGTTGAAATTCAACGTAACCAAAAGGACAGATTTTGATGCTTCTATATCATCAGGACTTGCGATTATGGCAGTGAACAGAAAGCTATATCTACCGAAAGAGCAAGAAAAAAAACCATTCGTTTTAAACTTACACCGATATAAAAATTAGAAAATGATAACAGAAAACCAATACCAAATTTCGGCTAATTTAAAGTTCCCAAGTGTTCTTGATTCTTTTGAAGAAAAGAAGTTGAAGACGTTTGGTGCTACTCTTGGTTCTGCCATTAGTACTGAATGGTTTCATCGTTCGGGCAATGCGGGAAAAAGTAGATTTTATACTACGCAATCCGAGTTTCTTGAAAGGAGACAGTATGCTTCCGGAGAAGTGGACATGAAAAAATACTATCCAAAATTGGGAACCAATGGTGATGTTTCATTATTGAACTTAAGCGCGAAGTCCATTACCCCTATCCCAAAGATTGTGGACTTGGTGGTAAATGGAATGTGCGACAGGGGTTATTCCATTGAAGCAAGCGCCATTGACCCTATATCGAACCAAAACAAACAGAATTACAGGAAGCGTATTCAGGATGACATGAATTCTATTCCAATTATCCAAAAAGCAAAGGAGACTTTCGGGATGGATATTGCAAGTATGCCGGTGGAGCAATTACCGCAAACTGACGACGAATTGAATTTGCACGTTCAAATGAATTGGAAGCCATCTTGTGAGTTGTCGGCACAAATAGCTATCAAACATATCTTTGAAGAAAATATGTTTGACTTAACCATCGATAGGCAGATTAAACGAGATTTAGTCGTGGACGGCGCCGCTTGTATCGAAAACCGTTTTCATCTTGCCAAGGGAGTTAAACTTGAAAGAATAGACTTCAAGGATATGGTTTATTCCCAAACCAAAGACCCCTACTTTAGAGATTGTTTTTACAAAGGATGCGTAAAAAGAGTTTTGATTAGTGATGTTTTATTAGAATTTCCTGATTTGCGAAATGACGAAAACAGAAATATCGCCGAACAATTAATGGGACAATCCGCTTGGTGGAATGAATACCAAGGATTAGGTTCTGAATTAAAAGGCCACGCGTACTTACTTTACTTTACCTATAAAACTACTAGGGAAGAGTATAATAAAATCAAAGAGAAGTCTAATGGCGAGAAAATAATCTCAAAAGCCGACGCTAACTTCGACGAAAGTAAACTAAAAAAAGGACAGAAAAACGACTTCAAACGTATTTCTAAAGTAGAAGAAGTTTTATTCGAAGGCGTAATGCTTTTAGGGACTAATATTTTGTTAAAATGGGAAGTTGCTAAAAACATGGCACGTCCTAAATCAAATACCCAAAAAGTATGTGAGCAATACTCTATGATAGCTCCAAACTTTAATGAAGGTAAAATTACAAGTTTAGTTACTCGTATGATGCCTATCGTAGATAACTTGAATGTTATTGAACTAAAAGCCGAGCAAATAATTCAAGGAATTACTCCTGACGGTATCGCTATTGATTTGGATGCGATTGCTCAATTAGAATTTGCCGATGGTAGTAAGTCAGACCATAACACGCAATTGAATATGTATCTACAAAAAGGTTCGTTCTTTTATAGAAGTTCGACTCTTGGTGGGGAATACAACAACGCCCAACAGCCGTTCAAAGAAATTAGAACAGGTGATAGCATCAATAAACTAACTGCGTTACGTAACGAAAGCCTAAACTACCTAACCCAACTTACCGACATCATAGGATTAAACAAAGCGAGTGACGCGTCAACTCCTGATAAAGATAGTTTGGTAGGTATTCAGAAATTAGCGGCTTTAAACTCTAATTTAGCCACACGTCATATCTTGAAAGGCGCAAATTATATTACTTTGAGAACAGCCGAGCCGGTATTATATCGTGTACAGGACATATTGAAATACTACCCAAGTTTACGTGAAGATTTGATTAGAAAAATTGGCGCTACAACCGTAGAAGATATTACTTATTTGGGAGATTTATATTTGAGTGATTTTGCGTTGAATTTATACTTAGAAAATGATGACGAAGAAAATGCTCAATTAGACGTGGATTTATCGGATGCTTTTAAAGCTAATTTAATTACGTTGGCCGATAAATATAAGGTAAAAAACATTAAAATATTCAAACAAGCCATTGCTTATTTGGCGGTTGTAATCGAGAAAGCCTCTAAAAAACAACAAGAAATCGATGCTAATAAATTCAAACAACAAGCCGACGAGAATATTAGAGCCGCGCAAGAGTCTGAAAAAGCAAAACAAGCTACAATACAGATGCAAATTGAAGCGGACAGATTAAAAACAGAGGCTTTAAAATTAGCAGAAGTTGAAGTTAAGAAAGAGGTTGGAAATCAAGATAGGTTGACTCTAAAAGATAAAATTGTAGGTGATTATGATTTACAATTATTAGTGAATTCAGGAGCCACACAAAAACTTGAAAAGATGCAAGCTGATAAACAATCTAATCTTGCTACGGCGGCCACACACAAAAGCAGAATAGACGACCAAAAAGCAAAGGAAAAAGACCCAATCGATTTTGAGGGTGAAAAGTCAGAAATGGAAATATTTAATTAAACCAATAAAAACGAGAAAAAATGCCAGAACCAACTAAAAAAATAATGGTAAAAGTTGCTAAGAAAGCAAATGTAGAAGCCGAAGAAGCTAAAAAAGGAATTTACGACAAAGAAACTGTAGCGGATGCTAAAGCAGAAGGTTACGTTCCGAAAGGACTTACTAAAGACTTCATTGCAAAAGTGAATGAAACATCTGCTATAAATACTAAAAGAAACTTGGTAGAAGGAGTAGCTAAGAGCGATAGTATTTCAGGTGCTAAAAAAGCAAAGTTCGATGGAAAGGATATTGTGGACCAAAGAAGAGCAGGAAATAAAGCCGCAAACGAAACTAGGTTAAAAGGAAGTGTTCCACAAGTAATGAGAGGAAGGACTATGACAAATACATCTTCATTAACAGATAAATATGCCCCTGACGGACACGCTCCAAGCGTGGATTACTATGGTAGAACAAATCCTCTTGAAAAAGATATGCCAAAAGTTCCAAAAGTAATGGTTAAGATTAAAAAGAAATAGAAAGCAAAAAGCGGATAACTTCAAGGCTATCCGCTTATAGATTTGGTTTCTCCAAATGGAAGAATCAACTCTTGTAATAAAAAAGTAACACTTGTACTTCGCGTTACTTTGTTGTCCTTATTGTTTTGGCTTTCAATTTGACCCAGAGAGGAGTTAGACCGATGCACTTCATTAATAGCCGAGAGGTGTTCTAACTACGATTAAGGCAAATATACAAATAAAATAACCGACAACAAACGTTTATAATCATTTATTACATAATTTTGTCCTAATTAAATCAAATCAAATTCAAATGGTAACAGAAACAGAGCAATCGCTGGAGTCCGTTGACGAAAATAAAGTCGAGGACATTAAATATACTTTTTTAGAAAAGGACGAAGAAGTTGTCGCTCCGGAAGTAGAAGATGTAATCGAACAAGTAATTGAAACGACGCCGGAAGTAATTAAAGAATCGGTAGAGGAAGTTGCAGAAGTTATTGAAGATGAATATGAAGCCGTAGAGCTTGATGAAAATTTAGCCCTGCAATATTTAGCCGAATCAAAAGGAATGACGGTTGAGGAATTTCAGAATTCGTTGACGCCGAAAGAACAAAAAAAATATGCTCCCGAAATTGAAAAGTTCCAGGAGTTTGTAGATAAAACAGGAAACCACAGTTACAAGGATTTTGAAGCTACCCAAAAAGATTGGAAAGCCGAAAGTCAAGAAGTGGTTTTAAAGGAATTGTTAAAAAAAGAAAATCCAACTCTTGACCAAGAGGATATTGATTTTCTATATGAAGACAAGTATGTTTTTGATGACGAAATAGACTCGGACCGAGAAGTCAAATCAAAACAGATTAAAGCAAAAGTAGATTTACAAAATGCTCATAGTTACCTAGAAAAACAGAAAGAGGCTTATATGGTTGACAGAGGTTCTGACGACTATATCCCTGAAGAATATCGAAACGCTAAAGCAGATTGGGAGAATCTACAACAACAGCAAGAAAGTGTTGAATCAGCAAGGAAAAGTAATTACGATGATTATGTTTCCAAAACCGAGGCGTACTTCTCCAAAGATTTTGATGGTATCAAGATTAAAATGGGGAATGATGAAATAGGTTATGAAGAAGTTTCGATTAAACCCGATAATCTTCAAGAAATAAAAGCATACCAAACTGACATTGCAAATTTCAACAAAGAGTTCTTTGACGAAAAAACCGGAAAATTAGAAAAGCCTAAAGAGTGGCACGAAGCACTTTATATGGCTAAAAACTATAAAGCAGAATTGAACAAAGCCTACAATAGAGGAATCGCCAAAAAAGCGGAACTCGACGACAAGCTTTCTAAGAACATTCAACCCGACAACATCAAACAATCGGGAGAATCAAAATCTGTAGGATGGAGTTTTTCAGTCGATTAATACGCTTCTTGTTTTTACTGAATACAACTAACGTAAAAAACAAAAACGAAAATGTCATTTAACAGCGCACCCGCAGTAAGGTTTACCCCATCGGTAACTAAAACTCCTACTGCACAGAATTACTTGGATTTGTCTGACATGACATATCTTAAAAATGAACTTCCTGCTTTTATTAGCAAAAGTATCTACAACAGATACGGATCACAGGAATTGGACACTTTCATCGAAAGAAAAGGCTTGAAAATGGCTTTGGCATCTGACGTTGCTACTTGGATGGAAGAAGACCGTTTGACTCAATTGATTACTGGTGCTACTCGTTTAGCCGACGTGTTCACTTCTGCCGGACATACTTTTAGAATAGGCGAAATCTTGACAGTATTTGATGCTACAGGAGCTGTATTGAAAAAAGGTAGAATCTCTGCCGTTACTTCTACAACTTTCACTGCTTTATGTGGTACAGGAACTTGGGGAGCATTAGGAACAACTGCTTTGACTTGCTACACAGGAACAAGTGAGTTCTTAAAAGGTTCAGCAGGAATGCAGGAATCATTAAATACCACTTACCAACAATTTACTGCACGTCCTACAATCGTGAAAGATATGGTTTCTGAAAACAGAACCAACCTTACACAAGACTCTTGGGTTACTGCAAAAGCTCCTGATGGAACTACCGGTAATCTTTGGTATGACGTAAATAAAAATGGTTGTGAAGCACGTTTCAGAAATGCTCGTGAAAAATCCCACTTCGATTCTGAAAACTGGTCAGATGATTTACTAGCTGCCGGTTACAAAGGTCGTGAAGGTTTGCTTGCTAAAATGGGAACAGGTAATGTATATGCAGGTGCTTTATCTACACTTGCCGATGCTAAATCCATCGTAAACAAATTGGAAAAACAAGGAGCTATTCGTGAAAATACAATTTACGGAACAACTGATTTCTGTTTTGGAATAGATGCTTTCTTAGCTGCTCAAAATATTAACGGTGATGCTTTTGGTTCATTCGATAATAAAGAGAATATGGAAATGAACCTTTCTTTCAAAGGATTCACTTTGGGAGATTACAAGTTAAACTACTCTGGATTGAGATATTTGAACGACCCACTTGGACACGGAGCTAGAGTTGGTGTTACAAAAACAAATGGTTTTATGCTTCCTAACTCTTCTCAAAGTGTGAAAGATGTATTGACTGGAAAACAATCAATCAAACCTACTCTTCACGTATTGTACAGAGCAAAAGGTGGTTTAAATCGTGACTACGAAATGGTAGTTAGAGATTGGGCTAACGGAACAAGTGTTAACGATACTGTTACTACTGAATTCCAAAGTGAACAAGCAACGGTTTTAATCGGTGCGAATAACACAATTCTTTTCCAAGGATAGTAGAATTTAAAATAAAGCTAAAAGCGGGGGGTTGACTCCCGCTTTTTTTAATAAAAATCAAATCAAATCAAATTAAAAATGGAACCACAAGTAAAAGAACATTGGAAAACTAAAGAAGTTAGAGAAGCGAAAGAAGCAGCAGAAAGATTAGCTTCGGGAGAAACTACCACAGAAACTCCTGCACAAGAAGAACAAATAACTACAAATCAAAGTGCAGCGACTCCGGTTGTCAATATTGAAAAATTGATTGCAGATGCGGTAGCAAAAGCATTGGCGAATTTACCGCAACAAACCAACGCACAGCAAAACTCTCCTGCCCCACAAATGTTTATGCAGCCCGTGGCATACGATATTGACGACGACATCGATGAATTGAAAGATTGGGAGGTAAAGGATAGAGAGTATCGTTTAATGGACGGGAAACGCCCTATTTCACATTCCATTCAGAGAGCGCATAGTGCCACAAGTGCAATGCAGTATTTCAACAAACGTACAGGGAAAACTCATACGATGAGATGGAGTACAAACCAACCGTCATTTTTCGTGGAGAATCAGAGCAAGAACGCCGCCGACATCCTGGATGCAGAAATTGTTTTTGAATTTGGGACGTTGAAAGTTTACCAAAATAATCCGAACCTTCAAAAGTTCTTGCGCATACACCCATTAAACGGGATATTGTTCAAGGAATATAGTGCCATGGAGGAATCCCGCAAAAACGTGGTAGACAAGAAAACCAAAGCAAAAGCTTACAGTCTTATTGAAACTATTGGTTCGGCTACAAACAGAGCTATTTGTGCGTTAATTAACCCTACATACATCGATGATTGGAAATACGACCAAGTAGAAGAAGTAATTTACAATTACGCTGAATCTAACCCGAAAGAGTATATCGCCTACTGCGACGATCCAACGGTGAAGATAAAAGGAGTCGCTAAAACTGCCCTTGCCAAAGGAGAATTAGTTTGGAAGAACTACAAATTCTACGATAAAGATGGAAATCTTATCTTGGAAACAGATAGAAATAAGGATGAGATGGACGAGATTGCGAGTTACTTCCAATCAGGAGCAGGAAGACAGCTTTATGAATACTTGATGAATTTAAGCTAAAATACGTAAGGCTTGAATGTAGAAAACCCCGATTCTTTATTGAGTCGGGGTTTTTAGTTTTGTACCGAAAATGGGACTCGAACCCATAAAACCCTCGCTTCTAAGGCGAGATACTCTGCCATTCGTTTTTATGTCACTTCGGCGGTTGCTTTAGTAGAGAGATTCGAACTCCCATTGATAGGTTCGTAGCCTATAGTTCTATCCGTTAAACTATACTAAAATTTGGGTGATGCACGAGAATCGAACTCGCATCAATAGATTCACAGTCTATCCGCTTAGCCATTTAGCGTAACGCCACCATTTGTTGAAATATTAGGATTCGAACCTAAATAGCGAAATTCAAAGTTTCGTATGCTAACCGTTGCATCATATTTCAGTTTAGTAGAATAGAGTGGATTCGAACCACCTATACACTGACCCAGCCAGTTACCAGTTTCCAATTACTGTATCTACTCTATATTTGTCGCATAGGCAAGACTCGAACTTGCAATCTCCCGCTTCCAAGGCGGGCGCGTAACCAATTTTGTCACTACGCGAAATAAAAAAAGCCTTCTCGGTTTGAGAAGGCTTTTTATGTGTTTATATTTTTTAAATATTATCCATACCAAGTACTTCCCAAAAAGAGATTATGTAGCGGAAGGCATTGGATATTTATTTTTAATGTTTTCATAGGACAAACTTACAACAAATAACAATACGAATTACAAAATATGGAAACTATTTCACTTTGCGTGTGAAATTTCAAAAAACAACCGACAACAAATGTTTGCAAATGAATAATGAATATCTTTGTTACAGAAAATAATATCAATATGATTAGTATAAATCGCGTAAGGAATACAGTGTTATTCTTATTAAACAAATCCAACCGCGGAAATATCGGCGTACAAGAGTTTGACGCTTTTTGTCATCTTGCTCAAATGGACTTATTTGAGAATTTGTTTTACAGATTGAACAAGCATACGAACAACCAAACTAAGAAATACGTAAACTCCGAGTATGCCGACATAGTTCAGAACATTCAGGAGCAAATCGATGTTTTTGCTGATTATTCAACCCCCGCTAATTTCACGTATAACACACCAAATAATGTATGGAGTTATTCAGGAGGAAACTTGTATCGTAGTGAAGGACTGACTTTAATTAACGCGGCAGGAAAGCGCCGTGATGTGCAAGAAGTACATAAAGGGTATGAGTTGAATATCGCATCGAAAGAAGCCACAAACACCTATCCTATTTACACCAAGATTGGTAATTCGTACAGGATCTACCCTACTCTAACTGCCGGATATACCACTGAACTATTTTTTATTCGCACTCCCAAAACTCCTAAATGGACTTATGTATTGTCGGGAGGAAATCCTGTTTACAATGCGGGAGCCGGAGATTTGCAAGACTTTGAACTTTCGGAAGTGATGTTTCCTCTTTTGGTAGCGAAAATATTATCGTATTGCGGAATCTCCATCAAGGAAAATGATGTGGCTGCCATCGCCGACAATGAAGGAGTACAAACCGAACAAAAACAATCCTAATTATGAGTTCAACGAATCCAGAAGTTTACTATAACGACCCCGTAAAAAATTCTTACATCTATGTGAGTTTGGAAAATATTGTAGACGATTTCATAGATACATACACCGGCAACGGCTCCATAATTGGAAAAGCCAATCGCAGGAAAATTGTTCGCCACGCAAAGAAAGGAATTCAGCAATTCACTATAAATGCGCTAAGAGAAACCAAAAAAGTAGAATTAGAGTTGGGCGACACGCTTGATATTGTTCTGCCCCAAGATTACGTCAATTGGATTCGTGTTTCGTATGTTCATCCGGTTACTGGCGATTTGATGTTTTTATCAGTTAATGATGATTTACCGGCGGGAACGGCTTATTTGCAAGACCACGACGCCGCTATATTGTTTGATGATGAAGGCTTTATCCTTGAAGGAACCACGTATCATAGTTTATTGAAAGATAAGATTACAGAGCGAAATTTCGTTAGTAGTTTTGATGGAAATTCGGAAGACACAAATTATAAATTAGACACGACTAAAAATATAAACGGGACTTTCAAGCCTATTCCGAGAGAAGGACGTATGCACTTTAGTTCCGACAATGCCAGCCGAGTAATTATGCTTGAGTATGTTTCGGATGGTTTGGAGTTTTTGGACGAGGCCGACATAAAGGTAAGCAAACTCGCCGAGGTAGCGATATTAAACTACATCAACTACAATATGATGTTTTCGGATGCAGGGATTCCGATGTATGAAAAAAACGAGGCTAAGAAAAGATTCCACGCCGAATACACCAATGCAAAAATCAAGATGATGGACATTCGAATTGCAGACACGATGCTTGTTTTGAATGCGAAACGACAATACTTACGATAGATGAAAATACAAAATTTATTCAATGTTGGAATAATTGACAAAGATTCTCAAAATCGTTTTGTCGCTGAAGGAAAATTGATTGACGCGGAGAACTTTTTCGTGAACACGCTTGAGGGTTCGGGCGGAGGCGTTGGAAAAAATGCCTTGGGAAACGCCTTGAAACCTACCTTGTCCGTAATAGGAAATCATACTATTGGTCACGGAGTAAACTCTAGCGCAAACAAGGTTTACAACTTTATCAAGGGGACGAATCACGACTATATTGTTGAGTACGATAGCGAAACGTTTGCGTGGGATATTGTATTGCAGTCTACATCAAATTCGTTATCTCCATCAAATCCAAGATTAAATTTTATAGAAGGAGAACGAATTACAAATGTAGAAGTAATCGTTGGAAATACCGATGCTGATACGTTGTTGAAGTTTTCTGGGGATAGCAACCCTCCGAGGATTTTAAACATAGCGCGTTCTAAAACTTGGGGAATAGATGGATTTACCGCCGAGGAGATTATGCTTATTAAAGCACCTCCATTGTACCCACCGACGGTAGTTCAGATAAATACTACCGACGAAAAAGAAAACTTTATGAAGGATAAGTACATTTCCTTCGCCACAAGATATAAATACAAAGACAATTACTATTCTGCTATTTCTTCTTGGCAGGAATATCCGTTTACACCGGGCCGCTTTGAATTGGATATGAGTTCCTGCGAAAATAAAGGAATGGTGAATACTTATAATGGATGTGACATTACTTTCAATACGGGATTGAGAGAGGTTATTGCTATTGATTTATTGTTTAAATATAGTAATTCATCCGTAGTTTATAAAGTAGACCAATTCGTAAAAACAGAGGAGTCATGGGGTGATAATATCACTATTCCGGCCCCAATACGATTTACAAATAACAAGGTATTTTCTATTTTGCCGGAAGACCAATATTTTAGATCATACGATAACGTTCCTGAAAGTGTTGTTGCTTCTACTATGGCAGGAAACCGAGGAATGGAAGCTAATTACATAGAAGGAAAAGACTTGATTGATAAGAATGGAGCAAAAGTAGTTATGGATTATGTAGCGGGGTATTCTTCGATTTCTCCGGAGTCATTACCGTTGTCCGCTTCAAAACTACCTTCTACTTCCCTATTTGATGCTTCTTCTATTACTGATGGGAAAGTTCGATTGGATTTTACAGGAAAAAGTCTTAAAAAAGGCGGTGCAATTTCTGTTTTGTTCAATATAAAATCGATTGCTGTTACTCCTGCGCTTACTCCGACAAGGCCAATAGCTTTTTTTGAGAATACTTACATTACGGTATTAGACAAGGATTATGCTAATATTACGGCGGTAATCGCTGACGATTCTATCAATGGATTTAAGTCGGGAATTCAAGGTTATTTGAGTGACTTATTTAAGAATACATTTTTAGTTAGTCCAAGTAGTTCGCTAGGATTTCCTCCATCGTTATTTAATGGATTTACAGTTTCGACGGTTGGGGCTAATATCATAGATATTGTATTTCCATCGATGAAATATGAAATAGAAGTTTTACCTTCGGGGCCAAATACTTTCGTTACGGAATACTACCAAGATAGTATTACCACTGCTTATGTGGAGTCTATTGCGAGTAAAAGAAGTATGAAAAGCTATCGTAGTTATGAGGTTGCGGTATTATATCGTGACGCTCAAGGGCGAAAAACTACGGCGTTAACAAGCGAAAAAAATACTGTTTTCATTCCACTATCAAAATCTGCTTCAAAGAATATACTTACCGTAGATATGGCGACTACAAAGCCTCCTGTGTGGGCGACTACCTATAAATTTGCAGTAAAGGAAACAATCAAGACTTATGAGGAAATATATACTACTGACTTTTATGAAGATGGTTATTTTAGATGGATTCGATTAGAAGGGACGAGTAAAAATAAGGTGCATGAAGGAGATACGTTATTAGTGAAATCTGATGTTTCAAGCATTTTATCAAAACCTGTTACAGTGAAAGTTTTGGAGATTAAAGTCCAAGATGCTGATTTTATTGCGGGAGCGCCTTCGGAAATTTCAGGTACTTATATGAAAATAAAACCTGTTGGATTTGATATGACTTATGATCCAGATTCCTTCAAAGAATATTTGGGATACGCTTCGGCTTATAATGAATATCCTGAACTTACATTGACGATTCCAAACTCTACGTTAACGAGTAACATTACGCAGAATTCGGTACTTTCCATCTTGCTAAAATGTAATTATAGCAATGAGGATAAGTTCAATGAGTATTCAGTAGATGTTGTGGCGTCGAGCGACTACCCTAATTTTCAGACGTTCTATAATGCGCAAATTTCTTCATTGGTATTTCAAGGAGATAATACTTCCGTAGATTTTGGAGGTATTTTTAGCAAGTCATCTCCAGGAGTTGATAAATTATACATCAAAGGAACTAATAAAGGTAAAGTTGACGGTTTCTTTACCAAAAAAAGAGCATTTCTTGATGTAAAAGTCACGTTGAGAACGACTGCCGGATTTATGATATTTGAAAATACAGGAGGTGAAGAAACTTCAAGTATTTACTATGAAACTCCAGATGTATTTGATGTTGTATCAGGAGAACATATTTACAACGGAACAAATGTCATAGCAGGAGTTCATTCATTAGTAAAAACATTCAATTGCTTTACGCAAGGAAATGGTGCCGAAAGTTACCAAATAAGAGATGCTTTCAACGAGAAGTACTTGGGAATAGACTTTTTAGCAACTGCGGTTAGCGCCGATGGGTACAAAAAAGTAAACCGTTATGCGGATATTACGTATTCAGGAGTTTACAATGCCAATACAAATGTAAACAAGCTGAACGAGTTTAACTTGTATTTAGCTAATTTTAAGGATGATATTGATAAGACATACGGGCCAATCGTAAAGATAAAAGGAACGGATTCTAATATTGAAGTTTATCAGGAAGATAAATGTAGTAAGGTTTATTACGGTAAGGATATTTTGTATAACGCCGACGGAAGCTCAAATTTAACCAAAATAGAGGCTGTTTTAGGACAACAAGAAATGTACGGCGGGGAATATGGGATTTCGTATCATTCAGAAAGTTTTGATGAATATGCTTTTAATTCTTATTTGACGGATACGAAACGAGGAATTGTGTTGAAGAAATCCAACAACGGACTATTCGAGATTTCAAGTCAGGGAATGAACGCATACTTTAAGAAATTGTTTCGTGATAATGTCATTAATCAAATCATAGGAGAATATGACCAATACCACGATGTTTTCGTATTGAACATAAAATACAATAGTGGTTCTTATGTAACTTGGATTTACAGCGATAAAAATAATGGATGGTTGGGAAGATTACCTTTCAATCCAGAAGATATGTGTCGTATTAACGGAAAGTTTTTAGCATTTAAAAACGGTGAAATATACGAACATAACCAAACCATAGGAAGAAATACATTTTTTGGAGTTGAATACCCAAGCACGTTCACCATTAATTTCCCACAAGACCCAAGTTCAAGGAAGAACTACAAAACTATTGAAATAGAGGGAACCGACGCTTGGGATTTGACTCTAAATACAGATTATGATGCAGGATATATAAACGCATTGGATTTTAATAAGGAAGAAGGCGTGTTCAAAGCGCACACAAGGCTTTCAAATGCGGTTATAGACACTTCACTTCTATCAGTTCAAGGAATTGGAAATTGTACCGTAGCAGGGCTTGTTTTGAGTTTTAGCTTTCCGCTTAGTAGTGATATTTCCATCGGGGACGACGTGAGGAATTTGTCGAACCAACTTGTAGGAACGATTTTAAACAAAACTCCCAACTCCTTAACGTTAAATGCCGTTGCGAATGTTGTAAGCGGCGATTACGTGATGTGCAGCAAACCGCAGAGTGCTAACGTGAATTCATTGCTTGGTTATCACTTGCAAGTTTCGGGAACACTTACTAAAAATACTAAAACTGAACTATTCGCCATTAATTCCGAAGTGGTAAAATCATTTAATTAAACGACAACAAACACTTGTAAGTGATTTATATTTATCTTTGTTAAAATTTACGAATGGAATTGACCCCTGATAAAATAGCAAAACAAACCCTGACGCATCAAATTGATGAATTGGAATCGGTGATGGTGGATAATTTCCCAATAGTAGAATGTCCCGTTACTCATCATTTCACAGAAGGCTTGTATGTAAGGGAAATATTTCTTCCTGCGGGAACATTGGTGACGTCAAAAATACACAAGACACAGCACCAATTTATCGTAATGAAAGGAAAGTGCATCGTTTGGATAGATGGAATAGAGCAAATTATTGAAGCGCCCTACATTGGGGTAACGCAACCTAATACAAGACGTGTTGTTTATGTGATAGACGATAGCATTTGGGCCACTACCCACGTAAACGAAAACAACGAAACCGTAGAGCAAATTGAGGATAGGATTATAGAGAAGCACGATAATCCGTGTTTGTCATTAGAAATGAAAAATAGATTGATTAATCTTTTAAATAAATAAGCAATGGCGTGGATTTCAGTAGGAATCGGAGGAGCATCGGCAATAATGGGAGGAATACAATCATTAGGAGCTTCAAAACAGAAGAAAAAAATAGCGAAAGAAATTGCAAATCAAAAAGAAGCTCCATTGACAAATATCGCTGATGGACTGCAAGTTTCGACGCTTGGTTCTGATTTACAGAAACAACAACAAGCGCAATTGGCAGCTACTCAAACAAGCACATTGGCCGACGCAGGTTCTCGTTCATTAATTGGTGGAATTGGACGTGTATCCGCGCAAAGTCAAGATGTTACTGCTAATATCGCTGCGGATTTAGATGCTCAACAAAAAAACATCGATATGATGAAAGCCCAAGATGAGGGAAGAATTCAGCAAACTAAAGAGCAACGACAACAAGCGAAACTCGCTGCATTAAGTTCTCAATATAATGCTTCCGCCGATGCACAAGCACAAGGCATGGGAAATATTATGCAAGGTGTTGGAATGGCAGGTGGAGCATTGGCAGGTTCGGGGAAATTAGCTAAAAAAACCAAATAAAATGGCAGGAATAATTGGCGGAGAGGCAGGATATGCAAGTGTAGGCCCTACAAGAAACTACATCGGAGAGGCAATGTCTAATGTTCAGGACAATATGTTTAGGCAAAATGCTCAACGTATTGCGGATGATAGAACTAAAATCGAAGCGGAACGAACTGCAATAGAAGATAGACGTAGAGATTTTGAAGATGCTCAACAATTTGCTAAACAAAACCCTTTTATTGCTACAGGAACAGGGCTTGACGCTTCTAATAGGCAGTCTTACATGAACGCAAAAGGTATTGCCGCAGAAGCAAGAGCAAATTTCATGGCTACGGGCGATCAAAAATATAATGCTATTTATGAAAACGCAATTGCAAGCGTAAATCATTTAAGCGAGATGCCAAATAAACTCAATACTTTGAAAGAAGATTGGGTAAAAAATGTAGCTGATTACAATCCTCAAAGTTTACAGTTAAAAGCGGAATTAATCGATAAACTTGGAAACGGGGATATTGTTCAAACAAATGATGCAAATGGAAATCCAAGATATTCCATATTTGACCGTGATGAAAATGGTGATTTAGCAAAAGTCTCTCATAAAGAAATATCAGGACAGCAACTTTTAGCCTTAATGACTCCTGTAAAAAGTTTTAATGTAACAGGGGAAAAAGGATTTGTTGACCAATTCCAAAAAAGTATTGGTAAGCAGGTTACTAAAAAAGAAGTTGTTGGAAATGTAGAAAAAGAAATAACCTATACTCCTGGTTCGGAAGAAGTAGCTAAAACCATGGCTCAAGCAGCAACTAAAAATAAAGGAGCCGTTTATTCGGCATTACAAGAATTAGGATTAGACCCTGAAAATGATTCTAATTATTCAGACCCGATAGTTTTGGGGAAAGTTTCTGATTTTTATGAAAACCTATTAAATAAAAATGCTCCTAAAGTAGAGTCTGAAAAACCAAATTTAGAAGTAGCTAGATTTAATGCAGATGAAAAACAGAGAAAAATTAGTAACGCTAATGAAGCTACACGAATAAAAATAGCAAAAGAATCTGCCAAAAACGAAAAGAAACCAGTTAGACTAACTGTGAAAAATGGAATTTTTGGAGAAGAAACATCTGCTACTAGAAGTTTATCCGATGCGGAATATGAAGCGTATTTAGAACAAAACAAAGCAAAAGTTCCTGAAACAACTCCTGACGTATGGAAAAACCCAATAACTGATGGGATAAAAAAAGCATTTAGCGGAAAGGATAAAACTACAAAAGCAAAAGAAACTCCAAAGGAAAGAGCGTTAAGATTGGCAAGAAAATAAAACTACAAAACTATGTTACAACCTAAAAAGGATAATTTCAGATTAAATCAAGCCGACCAAGCATCACTTGAAAAAGAAATGATTGCTTATGCCGAAGAAGGCGCTACTGATGCTGATTTAATTGAGTTTAAAAACACATACGTAGCCGAAAAAAAAAAAGGCACGGCGCAATCCACACCTATTTCAACTCCTCCAAAATCGGTTTCGGGAACTCCTACTGGTTCTTCGGGTGGAGTAAATCCGGCGTTTAAGAGTAGTATTCCCTCTCCTATTCCTGATTTTAACTCGATGGAATCGGTCAAAAAGCCTATTGAAAAATTAAAAAATCCTCCCGTAAAAGAAGATACTTCGTTCTTTGATTACCTGAAGGAAGGTTTAGATACAGGTATAGCAATCGCTTCTAAATCTATTTACGATACTCCTGCGCTTCTTTATGATAATGTTGCAGGGTTAATTACAAATCCTATATTCCGAGCAATGGGAGTTGATGAAGATAAATTAGCGTCTTCTAAAAAATTAGCCGATAATTTAGGTTTTAAAAATATTCCTTCTGAAATTCTTAAAGAAAAAATAAAAGTTTCCAACGAGAAACTAAATGATTATGCTCTAAAAAACGGAGTAGACCCACTTACTGCCATAGAAAAAGGAGAATATAAAAATGCGGCTAAATTAGTCGCAGGAACTACTATGCAATCTTTACCATTAATGGTAGTAGCACTTCTTTCGGGGGGTTCAAAAGCTGCATTAACAGCGATTGGACTTTCTACTGCATCCACTAAAAATTCAGAGTTAGAAGAATCAAATCCTGAAATGGGATTAGGAACGCGAGTTGTTAATGCTAATAACGCGGGAATTATTGAAGCAGTTACAGGTCATTTATTCACAGGTGGTTCGGGCGCTGTGATGAAAAAAATCATAGCTGATAAAGGAGTTGAGGCAGGTTCAAAAATCATTGGAAAATCATTTAGAACTACTATTGAAAAATCTATAGAAAAAAATCCACTTGTAGGAGCGTTTGGAGAAGTCATTGAGGAATCCGCCGTTGAGTTTGGAAACCAAGTAAACGACATATCATCAGGAATTCGAACTGAATTGGATTTTCGCGCTATTAAAAATGCGGGGTTATCTGCTACAGGAATGGGCGGATTACAAACATTGGGAGTTTACGGCGCTAAAGGTTACGTAAAAGCAAAAGAGTACGCCAAGCTAAAAAATATAAACAAACAAGTATTCAAGTTAAGAAGCGAAATCGACAATGGGAATTTATCTCCTGAAAACAAAGCTATTTTAAGTTTACGTGCCGATAGATTAGAAGCTGAAAACAAGAAATTGCTTGGCACAGAGATAGAAAAAGCTAAAGCACTACCTACGGAAGCTAAAACAGAACTTAATGCTTTAAACAACGAATTTGAGGACTTAAAAACAAAGTTTGACGACATTGATGATGCTGATGATATTCCTGATAATTTAAAACCCGCTATAAAGGAGGAAATTAAATTGCAAGCGTCAAAAAACCAAAAGCGAAAAACTGAAATTTTAAGCCAAAACGACGGTATTGAAATAGACAATGACTTCTCTAAATTTGAGGGCGTAGAGCCTGATTTTAATTTAGAGAATGGGAAGATTTCGTCATTGCCATTAAAAGAACAAGACCGATTGAATAAACTTGCCGTGGAAAAAATAACCAACGGCGACAAAGCTATTGAGTACACAAAAGAGCAAGTTTCTGAAACCGCAAACGAAATCTACAAAAATGAGCAAACTCCCCCAACTCCCGAAGCCCAACCACAAGCCGAAGTACCACAACAAGCCGAAGCCGAGAAAGTAAGTACAGAACCTAAAAACGTTAATACAGAACCTACTTCTGTACTAAGCGAAAATAAAGAAGTATCTCCAGTAGAAGATGTAGTTGCTACGAGTGTTGAGAAGCGGAAATATAATTTCACAAAAACTCCTTCTTTGGAAAACGTACAGGCTATAGAGATTAAAGATGCGAATATTGATAACGAGCCTGAAATAACTGAAAAAATTATTAATAATCAGGAGCATTGGGATAAGGCATTAGTTGATGGAGTTAAAAATGAAGGGAACGGATGGTTCGAAGTGGGTAAAACTATTCAAGGAGAAAGTGTTTTACACGCACCAAGCACTAATGAAACTGTAGTAATAAAAGATTCTCAAAACAAAGGCGGAAGGAATGGTGCTTATAAAAATAATTTCATAGAAAATAACCCAAGAAATGAAGCAGCACCGGAAACAAATCCTCCTACTAATGGAAACGTTCAACTTGGAGCTTCAAATGTGGGAGAAAGTGGAAATTACAAGCAAGAAAGTCCTGTTCAAGAAAGTGTATCAAAACCCGTTGACGGTGGAGAAGTTAAAGGAGATGCTTCGGTAGGGGAATTTTCGGAATTTGAAAAAGTAGTTAATGAAAGTAAAACTGCTGATGAAGCATTCTATAAAATTAAAAATATTCAGGGGGTTTCAAGCGAAACGTCAAAATCCTTCAGGGAAAAATACGACCCAAAATCAGAATTATCTACTAAAGAAGCGTTTGGTAAATTTTACGATGAAGTAAAAGCAAAACCACAAGTCAATCCTAAAAAAGGAGAAAAACCATCTTTAAAAACAGATGCAGACGCTCCGATTATTGGGGTTGATGAAGTGGCTAAACAAGATACTCCTGTAGGTAAGAAAAAAAATCAGTTCAAAACACAAGAAGAATATTTAAAAGAAAATGTACCAGAAGACGCTCCAGAAAGTAGTTCTTATTATAAAAGAGGTGGGTTTTTATCAGGAAAATATACTCCATCGAAATCAGATTTAGAAGAAGATTTTATAGAAAGCCATAAGTATTTTGTTGAAGAAGCTATGGATAAAGAAAATGCTATTTTTGACGGTAAAGATTTGTGGATTGCGGATAATCAAGAGGGTGTTTGGGATAATCAAAGAACATCGGAGGTTAAAAACATAGAAAATCCACCAAAAGGAGATATTACATCTTTTTATGAATATTCTATAAAAAACGGAGATATTACAGCAAATGAAGTAGTTAAAATAATTGAAAGCGCAGGATTAACCGTTCCGAAATCTATCCGAAATCTATCCGAAACTCCAAATCCAAAACCCACAACCAAAGAAAGAATCGCCGAAAGAATAAAACTATCTGATGCTAAAGTAGATGACATTAAAGCCCACATAAAAGGCATTGATAATATCTTTGGAATCAAGATAAAAATCGACGACGTTGAAGGACTGAACAAAAATGGAATTGACTTTGTGGAAGTGATTGCCAGTATCGCAAAACAAGCGATTGCCGCCGGAATACATATCGACGAAGCTATCAATAAAACTATCGAACATTTCAAAGGAAAATATGATTTCGACGTAAATATCGACGAAATAAAGGAAAGGATTAACCCTAAGAAGGAAGCGGAGAAAGAAACTGCTTCCGATTCGGATATGGAGGATTTCAGGGATAGTTGGAATTTGGAACCAAGTTCAGATGAAATCAATCAATATGATAGTGGACGAACTATCACAAGAGAACACGGTGAAACAAGAAATAATCAGGACTACGAAGTTCAAAAGGATTTTGCGAGAGTTCAAATTGGAATTAGAGCCATAGAACACGCGAAAAGATTATTTGGAGCAGAATATGTAGAAAAAACATTATCATTCATAGAAAAAGCTAATTTAAGCCCTGAAAAGAAAGCGGTGGCTTATGTGTTGCTTGAAAACGAAATGGACGCAAGAGCAAAAGAATTTCCTAATAATGTAGGAGTTCAGAAATTGCAAGATTTAGTTCGTGCCAAATCCCAAGAGTTTTTAGCCAATAGTGCAAGAGCTATGGGAGCAGGTCGTTTTAGAATTGAAAGATTTAGAGAATTAGCTAAAAATGGTTTTTCGGAAGACGAATTTACTAATGCAATACTTACTACTAAGCAAAAAAACGACAAAGGTAAAATTCAAAAACTAATACAAGTTAGTCCCGACGACATAAATAATGAATCTGAAAATCAGGAAAGTGATGATGAGTCTATTAGTCAAAATAACGAAGCTGTTTACACTCAAGAAGATTTTGACAGAGAGTTACAAAAAGCTAAAGACGAACTTGGCAACGATTATAACATAAGTGTATTTGAAAATCTAAAACGTCAAGCTAAAAAAGATAAATTATCTGATAAAAAAGATGATTTAAAAGCGGCTAAAGCAAAGGTTTTAGAAGATATTAGAAAAGTAGTCCGAGAATCAATGGGGCAAATGTCCGTAAATCCTCTTGCGAAACCTCTTGAGTTTGCCGCGCTTGTTACTAAATTAGCCAAACTACATATTCAAGACGGTGCTTTGTCATTGGAGGAAGTTGCTAATAATATATACAATGATTTAAAGGATATGTCGAAAGACATTTCTAAAGAATCTATTTTTAATATTTTAAAATCAAAACCAAAAAGAGTAATGTCGGAAGCGACAAAACGTAAAATATACATTAACCTTTTAAATAAAAACATCGCATCGTTAGACGCTCAAATTGAGGCTAAAAAGAGAGATGTAATAACTAGAGTAGACAAATACAAAAACGATGCTGAAATCAAAGATTTACGCGATAAACGATCTGAAAAAAGAGAAGAATTAGCGAAAGTTGACCCAAGTTATGCGGAGTCAAGAAAACTTGCCACAGATTTGAAATTAGCACAAAAATCTTTGGACGAACATCAAAGACGTATTGACGAAAATGATTTGTCTCCAAAAGAAAAAGAACCTAAAGTCGTTGCTGAAAAACTTAAAAAACTAAGAGAAAGAAGAGATGCTAAAAGAAAAGAATTTTTGGCTAAAAAGAAAAAATACGATGATTCTTTAAAACCTGTCATTGTTCCTCCGACTAAAGAAGAATTAGCGGATAAAAAGCATTTATCCGATGTAAACAATAAAATTAATTCCTTAACTAAAAGAATTGATGACTTAAAGGCAAACAAACCTAAAACAAACGACGGGAAAAGTACAGTTTGGAGTGCTGATATTTCTAAATTAGAAAATGAATTAAAAGATTTAAGAGAGTCAAAAAAAGCGGCAAGCCAAAAAATAACTGAAAAAGAGCCTTTAAGTGAGGAAGATGCTACTCGTCAAAGAATAGATAAAAAAATTGCGCAAAGAGAAAAAGTGCTTAAAGATTTAATTGACGGCAAGAAAAAAGACGTAACAGGTAAAAATTCTGATTGGTCAGCAGAAATATCAAAAGTTAATTCTGAAATAGAAAGATTAATGTCGTTTAAAAAACAATCTAATAAGAGATTGGTAACAATTAAGAACATAGTAAAACAATCCTTAATAGACGCTGGGTTTTCAAGAGAAATTACAGTAACTACTAAAAATGGAAAAGAAAAACGCACAATATTAGACTGGAAAAAACTTGCAGGAGAAGCAGGAATAATAGACAACATCCGTAAAAACGTGGAGGAGTCTCTTAAAGGAAGTAAATATTCCAAAGCCGAAATAGAGGATATGAAAGAGGCTCTTGAAGATGAATATGTACGATTATCCGAAGATGTTATTGAAAAAGGATTGAATGAACTTCAAAATAGAAATGCAGAAAGAAAACCTGTAAATACCAAATCGGCGGCCAAGAAACTTGCTGAACTTTACAACTATGGATTATTCGAAAAGAACAAAGATAGTTACGAAAAAATCATTAATAGTGTTTTAGGATTTAACGGATTAGACCAAATGGCATTCGATGAAATGAAAGAGATAGCTAGAGGTTATGCTGTTTTGATGGATTCAGGACTTTCGGACACTGAAATCAAAAGTGCCGTAAACTCTTTAAGCAGAAGACAATCTCGATTAGTGGCCACGCTTGCTTTTTCTCAAGCAGATTGGAAATTTAAACTTGCCGTTGCATTAAGCGAAATTACAAATTTATCCACTCGTTTTAAATTGGTTAATCTTGGGAATTTAGCTGAAAACGTATCTTCGGGGATGATGGCGAGAGCCGCAAACAATATGATGGATGCTATTGCCAATGGAATTAGCGGCAAGAAAACATCGAACAAAGCAATAAGAGAGCAGTCAAAGATAACCGCAAGAGCAAAGCTAAGGGGAATTACACTGGAAACTGCCGAGTCTTATGGAGATACATCATCTCTTTTATTAAACCATAGTGCAGTTGAGGATTATTTTAATAATGCCACTACTAATAAAGCATATCACGCACTTATTTCTACCTATATGGCAAAGCCCGTATTGGAAGGGGCAGATAGTTACAATAAAATTCTGATTACAGAAGCTAAAATGGTTCGTGCTACAATCAAGGTTTTGGAAGCAAAAGGAATGAGTAATTCTGATGCGTTAGACTATGTGGCAAAAGCAATTACAGGAGAGTCTATGCAGGAAGCATTGGTAAAAGCAAAAGCATTAATCGAAAAGGTTAATGAAGATGCAGGAAGAAAATTACTTAACGACTCCGAATCATCCATAAAATCTCTTGCCGCCGACATCGTAAAAGAATCATTGGTAAGCGGAGGGCAATTGACGGAATCTGAACTAAAAGCAATTTACACCGCCGCATATAAATCAGCCGGCAAGGATATTGGCCACGTATCGAATAACTGGGTTACTGACCAAATATCGGCCAAAGGCGCTCAAATAGAAAAAGAAGTTGCCGATGCTATAAAAGAAAAAAAATGGGGAGTTGCGTCAGGAGTTGTTGTAGAACAAATTTTTTGGAAAAACTTTGTCTCTACATTTGTAGGTGGCGGAACAAACTGGTTTGTAAAAGGACTTCAAAAAAGTGCAAATCCATTAAGTTTATTTTCTTTACGTAAAGACATAATGCATTTAAAAATGGCAGGAAAACTTGACGTGACAACCGACGAAGGGATAAAAAATATGGAGGAATCGTTGTATCGTGGTATGAATTTAAGAAGTACATCGGCCACAATGTTAATGGGATTTATAATAACAACTTCAATAATTAGCGCCTTATCAGCAAGCGGAGCCGACGATGAAATTGCTGAATGGCTTAAAGAAAATCAATGGGCTAAAAAGTTTTTTGATAAAATGGTTCCTGATGCAGTAGTGCTAATGCTTGCTATTAAAGACAAAGATTTCGGAAGGTACATTGCCAAAATGGTTAACGTAAAAGCAGATTTCTTCGACGATCAAAAAAACACTTATAAAATACTTGAAAAATATGCAAAAGGATATACGGAAGATGATGCTGTAAAAATAAGTGAAGCTTCAGGAGATTTAGGGGCGATGTTAGGTAAAAGATTTGAATTACCTGGACCGTTAAGAGCCGCAAAAGACATGAAGCAAATATATAAAGGAGTTGTAAAAGGAGAATATGACAAAACAAACTATTACACAAGTGGTTTTATGAATGGATTTTTTCAAGGAGGTATTATTGATATGTGGGGATTAAGAAAAGACCCTGATTTTATAGAAGACGACCCTATTCAGAAATTCCTAAAAGAACAAAAAGAAAAGGAATTATTATATAAAAAACCCGAAAACGAAAAGGTAAAAATAAGAGTTGACCGTAAACTAACAAGAGTAGAGAGCGACGTGAAATTGCTTCAAAATCTAAAAACGGCCCAACAAAAAGGATTACCCTATTTTATCTCGATGGATGCCGCGCTTACGAAACAACAAGTCAAGGATATGGATTTATCAGGAACAGACGAATCTGTAGCGAGAATAAAACAGATAGTTTCGGAGGTAAAAGCACAGTACGGAATTGAAGATGAAGAATAAAAGAAAAGCCTCTCATAACTGAGAGGCTTTTTAATTTAAACGGTATAAGCGCCTTCTTTGTGCATTGCTAATTCCCTATTAGCTACATCTAAAATATTTTGATAAAACTCAATTGGGTCGTTTTTAAATGATGAGTCTTCAAGTTCTCTTTGTAGATAATTACCTATTGCTCTTTGTGGCTGGGATAGGTCGTTATTCATTGCGTTAGATAAAGAAATATTATTATCATAAGGCATAATGAAAGAAATATTTAATTCATCTATATCAAAACAATCAAGATATGGTTCGTGACCAACACAATTAATATTACATCCATTAAAACAAATATGAAAATCTTCAATAACCTCACCCTCATCATCAATTAGTCCATACTTTTTTATATCAAATTCCAATACTTCTTTTATCGTTTTACCTTCTAAATTAAAAGGACAATGACCTGTATCTATAGTTGTTAAAAAAGTTCCTATAAACATTTCATTGTTATGTTCTATGATATAAGTATCACTTTCTAAATCTGTCCATTCTATTAATTCTGATTCTAATGATTCATCATTATCTTCATACTCGTCAAATCCATTTGAAGAATATGATTGGGAAATAAATACTACTTCTTTAATTTTTTCTAACATAATAATATTTTTTAGGGTTAAAAAAGGGAGTTGTTCAATCTCCCTTTTAAAGTTCAAGTTAAGGTTCAACAGGCATTGTTTTCGACTCAACAATTCAAAAGTAAATATAATTTTTAATATAAAAAACACTTATTTTTAACATTCATTCTCATTCAATTCCATTAGATTTAATTCTATTAATTTATTTTTATTCGTAATATTTTTGAAAGAAAAGCCCCCGCTAATAAGTAGAGGCTTTTTGAATTTATTTAGGGCAGATACTTTTGAAGAATTTCTTCAAAAATTTCATTGAGTTTAAGATTTTAGTTTCTTTATTTGATTCTTTGAATAATTTTTTTATTTTTGCGCGGTCTTTTTTTGAGTTAATGCTTTTGACGTAATTCTTTTGTTCAGAGTTTAATTTTGACATTATTTTTATTTTATTTATCGGGGGTTAATTAATAAATTATGAGTAAATGTAATCGTAATAATGTGTCGTTTAACGGGTAAATAATAATAGTTCTTATCCTTACGGGAAACCTCATTTTGGTAAAAATTTTCTAAACTTTAACACTATTTGCGATTTCAAGGAATTCTTCGGCGGCGGAATCTGGAATTGTTCCGATGTCGATTTCAAAGCCAAACGGGCGGAGTTCTTTCCATTTTATTTCCGTCTGCGAACGGAGGAATTTACGTAAATTAACTTGGCGCTCTTTTAATTCTGGACTGTAAGCAACTTTATCTAAAGCCCTTCTCATTTACTTAAAACCTGTTCTATTATCCTAATATCCCTACCCGAAACAGATTTCTTTTCCTTGAGGTAGTTAATTCCTTTTCTTATGGCCCATTTGTAGTTTTGCCAAAATTCGTCGAGAGTTCGCATCTTGAAATACATTTTTTGGATTTCTGTGTTCTTGATGTTTTTGAATTCTTCCGTGTGTTGGATTGCTTCTTTGAATCCGTATAAGTCTAAAGTGGTGTGTTCAATCATTTTGTTTTGTTTAGTTTAGTTCGGTTAGTTTTTGTTGGTAAAATTTTCTGACTTCTTCGAGTTCGGCTCGATCCCAATGGTAATCGTTTTTCTTGTATGATTTTGCTTTGTCGTCGAGATAGGTAAGATGCTCCATTCCGTATCTTTGGATTATTCCGGCCCGATACCCGCTTTCGTTTCCTTCTTTTCGGAGGTTACATTTTCGGCATTGTCCGGAAATATTCTTTTCGTCAAATTTCAAATTTGAGAAAAGCTCTGCCTTGTAAAAATGCCCTGCCTGAAAATCTTCTAAATGAGGAATCCCACAACTAATGCAAGGTTTTCCAATATCCCGAAGACGAATGTACTCATGGCAAACACTTCTTACATTTATCAAAAGTGTTCCAAGTTTGTTTCGGTCTTTACGGTCCTTAAATGCTTTTTCTAAACCGAGTCTTGGAGCCGAAGCCTCAATAGTGATTCGTTTTAGTTTTGCTGCACCTTCAGGAGATTCTAAAAGCCATTTTGAATAGCATTTGCACTTTATTCCTAATCCGTGAATTCTTTCAGCTTGAGGATTTCCGCAGCCATATCCTTTTGCAATTGTAAGTCCTTTGCATTTTTGGGTTTTTATAGCTGATTTCACGGCTACTTTTCCTTGTTGGTATTCGTTTTTAGCTTCTTTACAATCCGGTGAATCGCAAAATTTATCAAGGAAAAACTTTGGTTCAAACTTTACTTTGCAGTTATTACATCTCATAATTCTGTTTGCTTTTTAAGTTTGTTTTCCTCAAATTTATATCTAGCGTTTTCTGTTTTACACGCCTTTATTTGTCGTTGAAGTTCTTTATTCGTCTCTGATAGTTCCTTTAATTTAAACTGCGATTTAACATCCTTTCCTTTGTTTATTAATGCTTTATTATCGTTTCTAAGCCTTGCATTTTCATTATACAACAACTCATTTCTTGATTGAAAATCTTTGTTTATTGGATTATCTTCAAGTTCAGATATGTAAGCCGACAACTTTCCTATTTCAACGGCTTGTTCCTTTATTTTTCGGATTGAAAAAGCAAACATTTCGTCTCGTGAATATTCACGATTTAATTTAATTAGTATTTCATTTTCGTACGCCATAGTTTATGTTTTTAATTCTCTTTTAAATATGCTTTTTTGCAGGAATCCGAGCAAAAATCTCCGTTGCAAGGCTCCCCGCAAAACTCGCACTCATCTTCTTCGCTTTCAGGGGGATATTCTCTTGAGTCTATCATTTCTTAGGGATTAGGAGTTTCGAATATATTTCCAATTACAGTCGCTCTATATTTCCATTCTGTATTTAATATTCCATTACTTGACTGCTCTCCTTCATATCTAATAAAATCAGTATCCCATTGTCCTGCGTATTTGTGCCAAACTACCTGAACAATTCTATCTCCAACATTTAAAATATCTCCTTCATAAATATCAACTCCGTTTTTGTCTTTTAATCCGGTGAATTGCATCAATGGACTTAAATATTCATCAATATTATTTGAAGTATGTTCGAACCATAATCCATTATCATATTTTCCTTCCGTGAAATACAACATTTTATTTTCGTCGCCTATGTCACAATATGCTCTAAACTTAATTTCTCTTCCCATTTTTACTTTTTCAAATGATTAATTACAAAAATCCAAAACCCAAAAGCGAACAAACTTTGCAGGACTAAAACCCATCCAAAAAGAATTAAATCCCTCTTCCCTATATAATATTCTTCTCGTGTCATTATAATTTTATTTCATATTTAACTAATCCAAGAAACATACCTGTCATACTTTTATGATCGATATATTCTAACATTTCATCGATCGCTATTAAGGCGCATTGTTTTGCTCTGAAAATATTAGAAGAATGAAACCCATCTTCATCTGTAGCTAAATAGAATCTATTTATTAATATTTCTGCTTTTTGTTTTGGTGTAAATTCCATAATTAGTGTTTTAGATCATATTTAATTGGACGAATGTCTTTGTGTTCACTTGCGAGTTGTAATGCTCTATTTCGGCTGTCTTTCGGTTCGTCGAAAATCGGTTTACATAATTCTGGGGCATTTCTTTTTCTTTTGCTCATATCAGTTTTTGTTTCAATGGTTTTAAAATTCATTTTTGATTGTTTCGTTTCGTAATATGCAGGGACTTCTTTTTTTTGTTCTAACCACCCCATATCTTCGATAACTGAAATTCTGTTTGAGAGTTTTACTATCTCTTTGCTTATTTTTATTGCTTGACTTCTAGTGGCGATTTTCAGGAATGCTACATAGCTTGAAATTTGTTTGTCGAAAAAATTTCGTTGGTGTATATTATTCATAAATTTTCATTCTTATTTTATCAAAATAAACATCAATTATCCTTGCTACTTGGTGCTTGCTTACATTGAAGTATTTTGCTATAACTGATGTTCTATTGTCGTTCTCGGTTTTGAAATACTTTATTATTTCCTCTTCCTTTTTTTTAGAGATAATAGCAGGTGTTTTTAGGGTTAATTGTCCTGATGTTTTTCTCATAGTTTATTTTCTGAATGATTTCCCCTTGAACTCGATTATGTTGTACATTTCGAATAATCTGTCGTAAACTCTCCCGCCGTATTTTTCAAGAAATTCATCGACGGCGACTTCTAAATTTCCTTCATAACCATCTTTGTAATTACAGGTAGCAAAAGTCTTATTGATGATTATTTTGTCATTTACTGTTTGAACCCGATTGTTGTAGCGAGTTTCGAATATATCTTTGAATATATTTACCTTCCCGTAATTCGAGGCGGTACGTTCTGTTTTTATATCATCAAAATATCGGGAACCAAGATTCATTTTTCGCTCAAACTCTTTCTTAGAAATATCATCGTTACATTTTTCGAACATTCCTACAACTTCATTAGCTGTATATCCCTTGAATGACATTCCTTTGATGTTTT